TGTCCATTCGTTACGAACACCATGAAGAATATTATAACCGAGATTAGACATAACTTGTTTAGCTTTATCAAGGCGAGTAATAACTCGAGCAGCATCATCAGCAGCTTCTGCGGCAGTCATTCCAAATCTACGAATAACAGCTTCGTTAAGGTTACGAAGATTAGCGCTCTTACCAACAGCTAAAGGAGAACTTGCAAGTTTACGTAAACCATAAAGCTGAAAAACATCAAAACCAATATTCCACCAGTCGGTGTTAAAAGTAACATCAGCAGCATTGGTTGCAATATCTTCCGCAATAGAATTATCATCCATTTCAGCATATTGAGAATTATTTTTATTAAATTCAATACGCTGTTCAGGAGTCATATTTTGAAGTTCACCTAAAGCATATTCTTTAGCATTTTCTTTAGTGCCAATAGCTTCTTGATAATTCTCAAGTAAACGCATAGTAGCACCTTGAGTAAGAAGCTTACCACTAGTAGCAATCACGTCACGAGTTTTTTGTCCCATATTAATGAGATTGGCAGCTTTAGTGGCATTCTTTGAAAGATTAAGAAGTTTACCAACAGCACTTAAACCTTTTGTAACTCCAACACCAGGAACCATAAGAGTAAGAGATGAAGCAATACTTGGAGCCATTTCAGCCCACCAAGCCATATCAGCAACGTCAAAAGCTTTATCTGGATTTTCACGATACAGAGGCATACGAGCATCTATGGCATCTTTGAAATCAGATAAAGCTTGAACAACTTCAGGACGCTCATAATTAAAACCATCCTCGTCTAAAGCATCTACTAAAATAGCGGCTAAATCAGCCGTACCAACAGCGGTTCCAACAGTAATAGTATTTAAGGTTCTACCGAGAGCATAAATAGCTTGACCAACATTACTTTGATTTTTAGCACGTTCTAAATTAAGAGTTTCTTCATCATCAAAGTTATTTACATAAACGTCGTAAGGAGCATAATCTTTTGGATGAAGATTAATAGGCGCATTACGATAACTAAGTCCTTCTGTAAATTGTCTTGTAAGCCCAGTAGTACTACTTCCCTCAGTATCTGTATTAACGAGAAATGGGGGCTGAAGTGCCCCCTTTTTAGTTTTAGGATTGTAATCAGGATTTGGAACTCTATTTCCCTCTTGTAAAAACTTTAATACATCCATGTTATCTATAATTAGTTAAGTTCCTACTAATAATATTTGATATATTGCCAGCATAATCAGTAGTACCATAAAGATATTGAGAATATGCTTGAGAAATACTATTAATAATGGCTTGAGTATAAGTAGCATTAGGAGCATTTCCAGTAACATAAGCATCTCCTAAATCTTCAAGTCGAATACTCTTTTCAATCAAGTCTTGAGCTTCCATAGGACTAAGACTACGAATAACTTGATTATTTGTTACATTAACAAGTTCAAGGTCTGGAGTAATTCGATATTTGCCAATATTAGCATCATAAGGACTATTACCAATATTAAATTGCTGTTTATAACTACGAAGATTTTGTGTACGCATACCAGCTTTAATATTAGTATCTTGCATCCATTCTTTAGTCATAACAGGATTAAGGTCAAAACGAATACGTTTAGGAGCGTCATTAGGCTTCTTTGGGTCTTTGACGCTAACAATAGCTTGAATAGAATTATTAAAAGGAGTTATACCTTTGGTAACAACATTTTCTTTAGCATTAGCAAGAAGATTAGTATATTTAAGTTCTTCTTCCGTATCCATTTCACGATAAGTATTCAAATCTTCATCGTAAATATAAGTATTAGGACTTTGAGTTAAATCAATATTACCAATACCTTGATAAAAACGTTCATCTTCAATATTCATAATAGCATTGTTGTCTTCACGCTTACCAATACCATGTTTGATATTATATTCAGCTTGTGCTTGGGCAGGCGTAGCATTAGGAGAATATTGAGTAGGAACAATAACTTCTTGTTCTATTACAGCATCGGCATTGTTACTAAGTTCGTCACCAAAATTAGCAAAATTAGTTATAACACCAGAAAGAACACCACGTGTACCAAAATCTCCAGCTAATTGATTAGGTATAGTAGTATCTGTAACAACATCATCGGTCGTACCATCACTTTTTACTCGAACAGCATTTGAACCAATTTTACTTTTATCATCATTTCCAAAAGCTGCTTTTATAGGAGCAATGATTCCTTGAAAAGCATCACTAAAAAAGCTATTATGTTCATTTCTTGCATCACGAATAACTTTAGCAAAAGTAAACAAATTGTTTTTATATTCACGAGGAAGTTCTACATATTGTTTACCATTAGCACGTCCAACTTTAATACCGAGCGCTCTAATTGCCGCATCGCCGCCAGCATTTTTAACTAAAGTAGCATATTCGTCTTCACTAATATATTGACGAACGGCAGTAGTTTCAGGGTCAAATATAACGTCGTTATAATGATTAACAGCATTTCTAAATCTATTATCAGCAGGTAAATCAGTACCGGAACTAAGAGCTGTGTACATTTCAAAAGCATCGCCAGCTTCTGTTCCTTTCTGAACACCAAGAAGATTATCAAGAAATTCTTGGTCGTCTGAAATAGACTTAACAGCTTTAAGAGCAATAAGTTTATCCATACCATTAGGCATAGCATCTACTTGTTGACGCAAAGCATCAGGAGTAAGAGTATTTACATCAGCATTAATACCGTTACGAGCGAAGACTTCGCCAAGAGCTGCTTTATTAGATTGAATATTTCCACGAGCATTAATAGCACTTTGATTTTTAACAGTAATACTCGGAGCATCATACATTTGATTAGGAAAGCTCATATCCGAAACAGCAGCGCCGCTTCCAGCAGCAAGCTTTCTTGCAGACTGAAGAGCGGTTCCAAATTCAGCACTACCATAAACACGGTTATAAGTAGCAGCTTTAATAAAATTATTAAAACGACGATTAATAAATTCTTGCTCGTTTAAAAGATTACCATTATGGTCACGAACATCAGCGTTCTTACCTTGTGTTTGGTCTTTCCACATAGCAATCTTATAATCTTGTTGAAGACTGGCTTTAGCACCAGGAGTTCCCTCAATAGCTGCGTCAATAGCAGCTTGAAGCTTTTCAGTACTAAGTCTATTATACTTAGTACCTTGTTTCATAAAGATTTCTCCAGTAGCAGATTGAGTAAAATCATCAGTAGGTTTACCATTAGCATCAAGAAAAGTATAACTTTCACCGCCGCCAGCATCTTCTTGAACCATTTTCAAAGCTTGATTATAAATAACAGAAGTAGGTATTTCACTAACTTCTTGTTCAGCAGGTTTCCATTCAGTACCACCAATAACATTTCCAGCAGCATCAAGTTTATCTTCATAATGATAAGTATTAGCTTGACGATAGTAATTTTTATAATCTTCTGATAAATCAGTACGAGCATTAAGATTATCTTGATAAGTTTTATATTGTTGTTGAGCACGAAGACGACCAAGAACTCTTGGGTCAGACATAAGATTACCAGCTTCAGCAACAATATCATCAAGAGCATAACCTTTAAAATCGTCAATCATAGCATCATTAATCTTACTCTGAACATTATTGACAAGAAGCTGTTTAAATTCATCTTCTTGAGCATTAAGTTCAAGTTGACCGATTTGCTTTTTCAATTCGCTTTCTTGAGCAACAGCAACGTCGTGACGATTTTGAAGATAATCATAAGTTTGTCCAATAACTTGTAAATTGTGTTTTGGAACATAAGTATAATCAATAGTTTTAAAACTTCCAAAAGGCATAGTATATAATTTTATTTATTAATACCAAGAGTACGTAACATAAGCTTATTCACATTTGGAGCACGAAGACCAAGAACTTTCAGAGTTTCTTCATCAAGCTTAGCTTGACGTTTGTTTCTATTCCAAACATCAAAAGCAGAACCGACATTTCCAAGCAGACTACTAACAATATTAGCTCTTGCTTCGGCTTTAGCTCCATCAATTTCAGCTTGATGAATAAGAGAATTAATTCTATTGCCAGTATTGAATTGGTCAGCTTGTGCTTTAAGATTAGCATTTGCAGTAGAAACAGCAAGTCTATTCTGAACATTGGCTATATCAGCAGCAAGACGAAGACGAGCACGATTAGCCATTTGAGCAGCAAGTGCTTGATTATATTGGTCATAACGAGCAAGATTACGAGCAGTAACTTCTTGCTGATTAAGTTTGTCTTTGTTAATCAATTCAGTTTCAATATTCTCTTTCTGAGCATAAACTTGATTCTTAGCTTCTTGTCCACGAAGAGCAGCAAGCTGTTTACGAGCAAGACCTACACGACTGTTAGAAGTATTGCGGTCAATATCTCGCATAGTACGACGAGTTTCATCTTCTATTTTAGCAAGCTGAGGATTAGCATTATAACGAGTTTTAAGTTTAGCAGCAGCCATCAAAATAGGAGCAGGAATATCTTTTAAGTCTTCTTCATTAAGTTTAATCTCGCCAGGATTAGAAATAGTAGGAGCAGTAATAGTAGGTGGAGTATAACTATGAAGTTGATTAACAAAAATATTACTCATAAGAGCATCAATAGCAGACGAACCGAGATTAATACCAAATTGAATATTATCAAGATTTCGAGTTTTAGCAATATCTTCTTGAATAGGAAAATAATTTATATCGTTATTAGCGTTTTTAGTAAGACGATTAACAACAGTAGGAGCTAAATTGCGTCTAATCATAACAGCATTTTCATCGCTTGCAGACACAACTTTAGAACCGTCAAGAGAATTAATAGAAGCAACTGGAATAGAAACAGATTGTCGTTTATTATTACTCCCCGTAGAGGATGAAGAAGTATTACTTCTTGTACCAACAGGTAAACTTAGTATCATTCTTTGAAGAGCGTCCATATCATAATCGGAATTAGGAACGCTAACAGTAGGAGCTTCAACAAAGTAATGAGTTTCTCCATTCTTTTTATAAGTAGGAGCATTATTCGCAAGACCGTTAACTACATTGCGAGCAAGTTGTGAAGTAGTAATATCAGTAGTAGGAATATCAATATCATTATCTATAATATTAGAATTTGTATTAGAAAGAGGAATAGCTTCGTTTCTATCAGTTACAAGATATTGTTGACCTTTATAATTAATAGTATCACCTACATTATATTTTTTATCATTAATTCTAAAACCACTACCAACTTTAGCTTTAGCTCGACCACCAATATTAAACTTACGGGTTCTTTTTTCGGTTTCAGAAATAACATGTGCAACAGAAGTATTATCTTGTTTAGCATCTAAAGGTTTTTGAGAAATATCAGCAGTAACTAAACGATTGTGTAAATCAGCCCAACCAACCCTACGAGGTTTTTCAGGTTCTTTGTCAACAGTACCTTTTGGCATAATTATAGCAGAAGCCAAAAGACTAAGATTATGAAGTCCAGGTTTAGAATAACGTCCATTAAAACGAGGTTTTCTTTCACCACCATAAGCAAAAGCTTCATGTGACGGAGTATGAATTAAACCATTACGAACATTACCATTTATAGAAATAACTTTTCCCATTTTAGATTTACGTTTTGTTCCATATTTAGCAGCATAAACAGGAACGGTGTTAAGATTTATATTGTTAAGATTAAGTTGATTAGGGTCGTTGCGCATAGCAACATTATTAAGCAAATCAATTACTTCGTCTTCTTTAAAAGTATTAATAAGATTATAATCAGTAGCAGTTTTACGAAGTTCTCGAAAACTATCTTTATCATAAATAATATTCGGGTCAAGATTATTAGCTTGACGGAACTGCATCAAACGAGAATAAACTTCGGTAGGACGACGAAGATAAGTAGAAGAACTTGAACTTCCAAGTATATCACTAATTACTTGTTCTTGTTCAGTAGCACGAGAAGCATGAGCATTTTCGTGAGTACGAACAGTAGAGTCTTTAGCAAATTCTTCTTGATTAACATAACTACTATGCGTAGGAGCATGATAAGCACCACCAATAACTCCTTGACCAGTTTCTGGAGTATTAAGTCTAAGCTTCATACTTTGAGCATTGCGAGCAATCTCTTTACGATAATCGGTATCACTCATAGAAGGAGTACGAATAGCAGCACGTTTACCATAATTCATAGCAAAACCAATAGGAGAATGAAATTCACGAGCAGTATTACGACTTTCAGCTTGACGTTCAAGACGACCATCTCCTAATTGATTATTATAACGACCAGTAGCTAATCGAGAAGCATTCCAAGTATCAAGAAAATCATTTTGATTGGTAGGAAGATTACCGCCTAATAGTTTTTTATAATATTTTGTAATAACTTCTTTATCTTTTTTGTTATAAACATTATTAATTTTATTATGAAGAAGATTAGTAGAATAAGAAACGTATTGTACAGGATATACGTTATCATTGATATAAGCATTGACTCTATGATTATCGGATTTATTAGCAATATTATTTCTAATTCTTCCATTTCCACCTAATTTCTTTTTATTAGTTTTATTTTCATCTGTTACAAGATTAACAGATTCTTTACCGATATTATAAGCATCAACAGTAGTATTTATACCTCTACTTGCAGCAGCAAAATTTTCATAATTAGCCCAATTACTATCACTAAGTTTATTATATCTATCAAAATAATGAATAGCTTTGTTGTAATTTTTAATATGTTCGCCTTGAATTCTATCAAGGTCAACATCACCGCCAGGAGTATATATTTCTCTTCTACGCATTCGTTCTGCTAAAGTTCCATCACGAGCAGATTGATTAAAAGAACTAATAGCTTTTTGAAGAGTTTTATCACGATTTACAACATCAGAAATTTTCTTACCTTCTTTAATAATGGATTGGTTTTTGGTAAGACGCCCAAGTCCCCGAGTAAGCTTACTAAGTACACGAGCACCAGGAAGCACAGACAAACCAGCCAAAACCATTTCGGCATTACTTCTATCATTATTGCGAGCATTAATGATATCGAGAACCCCAGAAATAGGAGTAGGGTCAAATAAACCAACAAGGGCATCTGTCCATTCGCGAACTTTTGCAGCTCTTTCATAATTCTTTGACGCATCATAAATTTTACCACCATTTTCATATTTAGTACCATCATCGTTAATACGATTTCTATCTTTAAATTCTTCTTGAGCATTAAAAACAGCATCAGGATTAGCTCCACCCATTACAAGTTCGGCTGGACTATTACCTTGAAGAAAAGGAACAGAAGAATAAACGCGAACTTCTTTAGGAGTAACTTTCATAACTTCTTCTCCCTCAACTTCAAGACCAGTTTTTGGGTCAGCACCAATATCAACTCCGCCAGCAGAATGTTTCCTACCTTTTATGTAATAAAAGTTATTACCAAGAGGAATAGCATTTCCGCCACGAACTATATTAGGAACATATTTACCGCCACCAGCCGCTAATATAAGACTTTTTCGATTATTAATTTTTCTCATATCAATAATTTTAAAATATTCGTTTTAAGGCTCGCCACGGCATTTTATCTCAATCGTGATAGATTAATCATTTTCGAGGATAAAATGCCATACAGCGAAAGTCTATACTATTAGCGGGCACGTTTCACTAACTTTTTACGCCCGCCATTGCGATAACGAGGCTGATACGTGGTATTGCTTCCAGCAGTAATAGCAGCAGTAGGAGCTTGACCGAGAGTATTCATGGCAACCATATTGTTATTTTGAGCATTAGCATAAGTTGCTTTATTTTCTCCAACTTGACGACCAGTAAATTTGTCAGTAATACCGTCATAAACTTCTAAGTCAGCAGGGTCATAAGTTCTATAAGTATTAGTACGATAGTTAAGCTTAGTAGCAGTTGGAGTATAAGTTGCTCCTGTATTAGCAAATATACTACCAATACCAGAACTAACACCACCAACAACATCACCAAGTAACTGCCCCGTAGAGGATTGCATAAACGAGCCAAGACCAGCTTTGCTTCTTCCTTTACGGGGGGTGGCTGTGCCGCAAGCAGCTTTACTACGTCCACCGCATTTACGAAGTTTACGCTTACCACCACAAGCCATAAAACGGTTACGAAATTCTTTATCAAGTTCAGCTTGATTAGCATATAACGCAGTAAGACCGGCAGCGTTTTCGATACCAGTCTTCTTAGCAGCAAGCTCATTCTGTTCACGATTAAGCTTTTCCTGCGCTTGTACATTTAAAACGTTTTGTTCATATTGAGCATCAATAGCAGCTTGTTGATTTTGATACTGTGTATCAATAGCATTCTGTTGATTAAGAGCATTTATTCTCTCAGCTTCGGCTTGGGCAGCAGCTTGTTTCTTTTTCTTCTTATTACCGAAAATACCACCGATAATTCCACCGACAGCACCAATAGCAGCACCAATAAATGCTTTATCACGACCTCTATCATAATATTTCTTTTCCATATCTTATGTATTGAAATAAGCTTGTATATCTTTAATTAAAACTTTTTTATTAGTATTTCTAAAAACAAAACGAACAATGACATATTTACCAACCATAAGTTTGGCATCAACAGCAGTTTGATTATATTCAAGTTCGTTGTTATATTTACCAGTAATACGACCAAATATTTCTTGCTCTTTATAACTTTTAAGTTTATTATAAAACCAATTAAAATTCCAACGACCAAATTCATAAACAGGCTTCTTATATTCAGCAACAGAAGCACGCTCTTCGTTAAGATTACAGTAATCTGAATAACAACAATTAGTATAAAGATAACAACCAAGAACATCAAAATAGTCATCTTCTACTTTATTCAGAATATAAGTTATAAAGTTAACAATCTTAATATCATTAGGATTAGTAGAATTAAAATAAACATCAATATAAGAACAAGTTTTGCTTTCAATAAGTTCATTATTCATAAACTCATTTAGCACATCATCTTCATATTCGTTATATACATCTTTAGTAAATTGACGAATACGATAATAACTATTAGTAAAATCTATAAGATAAAAGTTATCTTTAAGACTAACAAATTTATAATCAGAAGTATAACTATGACTACTAAGCCAATCATTATTATAAAGACTATAACTAAGAATACAAGATTTCCAAGCACCAGCAGAATCTTTCTTCATAAAGTTAAATAAAAGACGAGCATTAGCGGAATCATAACCAATATAAACACGGTCAGCACTATAAGCTTCAACGAATTTAGTTATATCGTTATTGATTTCTTCAACAGAACCAGCATCAAATTTATAAAACTTACGAGCATTAGAATCATAAAAGATATAGCCAAAATCTCCATTGATATAAGAAATAAAATCTTGGAAACCACAAATACCAAACTTAGTAGTAAAGACTTCTTTATAATCAACTTCAAATACATCTGGCATTAACATCTGAACTGTTTGCTCGTTTGTTTTAAGTTCGTTATTAATATCAAAAGCAAAAAGACTTTTCTCTGTATGAACAAGAAGATAAGTACCAGCAGCAACAATATTAGTAATATCACCTTTATTCTCGCTTATAATTTTATAACTTTCAGGAGATATATGCTTCCAAGCATTAACAACACTTTCATCGCCAATAACGTTAGTACGATAAACAGTTTTGGAATATTGCTCACGCTTATAAAGTTCATTAGTCTTATTATAATTAATAATAATACGACGATAGAAAGAATAATAATTAGAAGTAAGATTATATAAATCATTAATACGAGAAGGGTCTACAATAAGATTAGAACCTTGAGTATTTTCAGAACCGTCATTATAATTATAATAAACAGTACGAGGGGACATATTAACTTTCTTCCCCATAAGAAAATAATGACTTTCATGAACAAAAGTAAAAGAATAAATCAAAGGTTTATTAGCAACAGTATCACTACTACCATAAAATTTAGTACCGGTAGTAGCATCATAAGGATTCCAATCTACATCACTGAAAATAATACCATGAGGATGAAAAGTAAATACTGTACTAACATTCCAATAATAATTCCAAGCATAATTAACTTTAACATCAGCATTATTAACTTTTACGGTAGACTTACCATAAGTATAATTAGCATTGGAATCATATTCCTTAACGTATTCAATATAGCCAAGAGAAATAAGATTCTTATCTGCATCTCTATAAAGTTCCGAATAATCATCAGTATAAACATCACAAAGAGTAGTACCGTGGTGGTCATTAAAACCAGACGAAAGCTGAATTTTAAGAACACCTTCTTTACCAATATTATCAAAACTATTAGGCGGAAGAATAGAAGTAGAATTAATACCAGTACTTGCGTTTGCGGCAGTAGGATTGTTAAGACGAGTATTAAGACTACCGTCATCTGTATATTGGAAGTAACAAACTTCACTTATTTTATTAGCATCAGTTTTACCACCAACAATACTAAACTCAGGATAATTAAAACGACAAGGACTATCGGCACTACCAGTATTTTGTCCTTTGACATCATAAAGATATTTGTCAGCTTGAGTTATAAAACCACTGCCAATTTCAACATATTCAGGTTCAGCATAACTAATAAAATAGCCAACAAAACCCTCAAGCATAGGAATATGTTCAAAGACAATTCCACCAAGAGCGATTTTATCGGCAGGACAAACACAACGGCAAAATCTATTATTATCACTTCCAAAAATAGTACAAGTAAGTTTAGTTCCCTCAACAGAAGGAGTTCCACTATTAGCAGTTAAAATAGGAACACCGTCTGTATAAGTTCCATTTGTATAAACATAATGAACAAAGAAACAATAAACTCCACGACGACCAGGTTTAGGTTTAAAAAAATTAATAGCTTCACTAACTTCGGGATAATCACCTTCATCTCTATCAACAGCAGTTATAACAACGTTTCCCATTTTAGCAAGAAGCTGTCCATAGTCAGTTTCATTTAAAAACGGTTTGTTTTTATTAGCAATTTTATAATTAGCAAGATAAACTCTATTACGATAATTATCAAGAGTTTTAACATTATAAAAATTAAAAGGTTCATTGGTAAGTTCTTCAAGTGACATAGTTTCAAAACTATTATCAATTGTAAACTCAACCATAGCACCAATACTTTTCTTATCCCAAACAACAGCTTCGGTAGAAGCATTTCCGTTTACGATAGCAGCAAGCTGATATTTAGTATAATTCTGTCTTGTATCAGTAAATATACGAACTTGAACAAGAAGATTAGTATTAGTATAATCATCATCTTCTGAATAGTAATCTTGAATTTTACCACTACCTTTGCCGTCACCAGCATTATAATTGAAAACTGTTTTAGGAGTAGTAAGAGCTTCTAAGTCTGTTACTTGAACAGGATAACCAATAGGAAACCAAATAGTATTATAATAATCATCAATCCAATAACGTATAAAGAAAATATAAGTACCTTTCTTAATACGATTACCATTGACAAATTTAACATCGCCAAAGTTAGAAATAGGAGCAGTGGCTAATTCTGTATATAGTTCGTCACTATCTTGAGTATATTGATATAAGTCAACATCTTTATCAATATTGATACTTTTAAGAGGACAGTCTTCTGTGGGATTAAGTTCACTAATACAAACTATAAGTTCGTTGTTAACATTATAAGTATAAGTACCAAAAACTTCACCACCACACCAATGCCAATTAATACCAACTTTAACAGGATTATTAGAACCTATCGGCTTTCTAATATCAACACGATAAATATCATTGTTATTAAAGAAAACAAGAAACTCTTCGTTACATTCAATGTGACCAACTATTTTAGCATTAACTCCATGAAGATAATAATCAATAAGACCAGGTTCATTACAAATAGTTTCAGTATCTTTATCAATCATTATATTACCAGCATGAACTAAGTCGCCTTCTTTAAGATTTTCATAAGGACTATCAAAATTAAGTTTTTGACTAATTCTCATAGCAGTAATTATTTAGGAAATGTATAATTATAAAAATAAGAACGCCAAGCATCACCAGCATAATCATTTTCATTTTGAGCATCAGCAATAACAGAAGCTTTGGCTTTATCTTTAAGTTGCATCCACATATAATAAGGATTAGTTCCATATTGAGAAGCAGCAAGATTAAAAACAGGATGTTTCATACCACGAGTAAGCATCTTATACATACAGTAATAAGCAAGAGCTTCGATAAGAATACCATTGTTAGGAACAACTGGAATTTCTCCTTGAAAATAATTACTATATTCGGTTTCTATTTCAAGATTACGAATAGTAATTTCACGAGCATCCCAATTAAGTTCAATAGTATTATTATCAACAATGACATAGTTCCGATTATCCTCTACGGGGGAGATATATTGGTCACCAACTCTATGACGTCTATTAAAAACATCTGTATTAACATGTTCAGAAACAGCTCCGATATAATCTTTATCAGAAGCTCCGTCGGTAACATAAACAGTATTAGAACCACTAAGTTGAGTGTTATCAAGTTCACTACTCTCACTCCCCGTAGAGGATGAACATGAACATCCAGCTTTACTCTCTCTAAGAGAACGAACCTCACAACCGTTACTATCATAAACAGCAAAACCCTTGCTATTAGTAATAGGACAAGGGCTATGAACAATACGATTTCTTACAGGAAGAGTTCGTTTTTTATATGTAGTTCTAAGAACTTTAAGTTGGCTCATTGCATCAAAACACCAAGCAGGAACACGAGCAATCCAGTCACTATTATCAGGATTGAAATCGTTGTCTATTTTGGCTATTATGTGCTCCAAGACTATATTCTTTTTGTTCTGCATTTCTAATAAAATTTAGATAAGACATAGGTTCAAAAGCAAGAAGAATACCAAGTTTAAATCTCATATCAAATTTGGTATGATAAATATCATCAGCAGTTTTACATGTAGCAGCAATTTCTTCTTGGCTCATACCACGATATTTAAAATCAATTCTATCTTTACGTTCAAACTTAATATTAACGTTTTTATAACGACTATTATCAATAAGTTTAAATTCATAATAATAGTCATTAGTTTTATAAACTTTATAAGGAACACCGTCATACTTAATACCACGTAGTTTACAAGCAGCAGCTTCATCTTCATCATAAAGTTTTTTACCAGCAGCAAGAATTTCTCGTTTCTTTTTATTAGTAGCATTAAAATCAATAACAGGTTTTTTAGAAGTAACTTTCCAACGATTGCAAACAATATTACCAAGACCGCCAGCAACTTGATAAGCATAACCTTCAAGAATACATTTCATAACTCCATAGTTATAAAAACGTTGAACAAGTTTTCTATATTCAGTAATAGTAAGCCTCTTTTTACGTTCTTCAAGTTTAAGACTTTGAGTAACACCGTAAACGTTCTTTTGAACTTGTAGATACTTTAGGAAATTAAGATAAGTAAGACGTTTATGAACATCAGTAGTAACAAACTCAGAAGTACGAGTTTTAGCACGACAAGCATCGAAATCAACAGCATTGATTTCATTGTCGTCACCAATATTATTTATATCAAGATTAAAGAACTTGTTTATAATTGCTTTTTTATTAGCAACAAGTCGATAAAGCCTTTTACGAAGATTAATAAGATTATCATAATCTTCTTTGTTAATATCATAGGCTTTATTAGCATCCTCTATGAATTTACCATAATAGTATTTAATATCAATATCTGGACGCATAGATTAACGAGTTAGATTTTCAACAGGTGTTTCATTTCCTTCACGTGCAACATTAAGAAGATTACGTTTAAAAATAATATCCTTAATTTGACCAATCATATCTTCAGGAAGAAGAAATTCATTATCATCAAGTTCTTCACTGTCGTCATAATCAGAATAATGATATTCTCCAGCAGCTTCAACAGTTTCTTCTTTAATAAGATGCGGATATTCAAAAGGAGATTCAACAGTAATATAATTAACGTTGTCAAGAATATCATTACTATTGCTATAAATATAAAGATATTCATTTATATAGTCGTAACGAAGAATACGACAAAGACCGACAAGTTGATTATAAAATTGAGCAGCATGCTCACGAACGAAAGGAACAGAAAGATTATATACACCAGAAGTACGAATAGATTGAAAAGGAGTGTTGTTGATAAGACGAACCGGACGAGGAACTTTATTCTTAGTTCGTTTAATAAGAGGAAGATTTAATTCTTTAGTTCCATAAACATCACCGTCGGGAACATCTACAAGTTCAAGTCTAAAACGTTGTTCAAGACCTTTGTCAGTATAACTGTGACGTTCATAACTTTGCCGAATAAGTTCATTACGAGTATGAATAATTGCCTGCCGAATATTTCGACGAACTGCAAGGGTATTCGGAGAACCAGCAGCATGAGCAATCTCACTAATTAATTGATTAAGCGTTGCCATAGGATGATTAGGATTAATAACATTAATAACACAAAAATACATTATTAATAATAACTTCCATGTTATCAGCAAGATAAAAATAAAACGGTAACATGTTTTCACAACATATTACCGTTCACAATTAAATCGACAATTACAGTTTTAGTAATTTCGTGGAAGAAACTTATTTTAAACAACTTTTAAAATGGTCGATGTCGGCAGCTTCAAGAACAATATCCTTGTCAATGCCGGGAACTCCAATCTTAATTTTGCCGTTACCAATAGTAATACCGCCAAACAAATCGGGATATTCTTTTGTAGCAGCAACAATAAGATTGTCTGTCATCTTACCAAGAAGCGGTTCTATATCAACAGTACCGTCTTCTTCTTGTATCATCTTAAGAAACTTATCAACTTTGCCAATACTTTTATCGGCAGCTTTGTCAATAAAGGGTCGGAAAATCATTATAAGAGCATTCTGATTGGCAAGTTCATCTACTTTACCAGTATAAAACTCAACAAGTTTATTAATTATAACTTCACGTTGTATCATACTTCTTTATTTTTAATATTGTTACAAAAATCAACATAGGTAAGTTTAGGGTTAGCTTGAGCAGCTATCTGAAACTTCTTGAAAAGTTCTAATTCTTTATTAGCTTCTTCAATAATACTATCTTTCTTGGCACGTATATTGTTAAGTTGTTTTTCAAGAAGTTCCTTACCACGAGGAGAGTTAGCTACTTTATCGCGAACAGAATTAATAAGTTCTTGCTGAATAAGCATTTGAAGTTCAGCAGATACATTATTATAAACATCATCTTTAGCGAGAATAGCTTGTTGGTCATTATTCAAAGAACAAACTTCTTTATCAATCTCATCCCAAAGATTAATCTGTTGAGGCTGGGCAGGTCGAGCAGGTTGTATATTTTGATTAGGATTTCCAAGTTGAGATTGAATTTGGCTTTTAGCAGCAGTAAGCTGTTGAATTTGATTATCCAGTTGAGTAATATAATCAACGGGAGAAGCAACGCCAGCAAGAAGTGGGTCGTATCCAAGATTAACTTGATATTGTGGAAATGGCATAATATAAGAATTTAAATTAAGAGGAGCAGAAAGATTACTACTCTCTGCTCCTCTATTATTGATTTACGCAGCCGTAGTAGGCGTAGTCGTAGTGGCAGGACAAGCACAAGGATTATAGCTTGCATAACCAGTAACGGTAGGAGTATTCGGAAGAACAACTTCACCGCTAATCATACGACAAGTTCTACGCCACAAATTAAAGTCGGCATGTTCAGCAACACGACGAATATCACATTGTATAAGAGCATCCTGATACGGACGAGTAGCTTTAAGAACAGCCAATTCAGTTTTCAATTCACCAATCTGACCAGCAAGTTCATCTTTACTGTCACGAGAATACTTGTACAGGTCAAAAGCATTTTTATTAGCAGTAGCGTTAATAACATCAAAGCCATTACGCATAGCACTATAAATACCAAACATTTCTTGATTAATAGTTTGTCTATCTTCAAAACGTTGGTTTTGCTGTGTATAAGTAGAACGCCACATGTCATTAACAAATTGTACTTGGTCGGCACATTGTTTACGTTCAAGATAATGTTCATTAGCAGCAGTTCCAGCAATAGCAGCAGTTTCGGCTACTGTTGCACGATTACCAAATAAGCCACAGTTAAGCAGACCACCGCCAAGAAGTTGTAAACCAAGTGCGCCAATACTAAGACCAAGAGCAGTTCCACCAACTGCCTTAGAAGCATACTCTTTCTTGTCACGATGAACTTTCTCCATCTCAACATAACCTTTTCCAGTTTCTTTATCAACTAACATCATAATGATTAAGTTTAATAAGATTAATAATAAAATAAATAATTCTCTCTGTAATTGCAATTACAAAGACTATAACGCTGGGAAACAGGAAAAGGTTTAGAAATAAAATATCCGATAAAAATAAAGCCCGCTTATTTCTGCTGACAAATTAATATCAGCTTCAATAAGCGGACTGGCGTTTTGTATCTAATTAGGCAAATAAGAGTTAAGGTTTCGGTGTGTTGTTCGTTTATTCTTCAATAATGGTTTCGTTAAATATAGCTTCGGTTATATTGTTAATTTCATTAATTGTAAGAGAACGTTTGAGAATAATAATATCATCGTGTACTGCGGTAATAAATTCGCCAACGCCATTAGCTTCATTGTACAAACCTGCACCAATTAAAAATACATCAGAATCGCCAGTACTACCAACAGTAAGGTCTTGTCCATTATATTTATTTTTAGTTTGATAAGTAATGGAATAATCTAAATTAGGATTTACAGCAGTAGATGACATAAATGAAAAAGCACGAAGAGTATTTCGTTCTGCTCCAGCAACATTATTATCTTTTTCAAAAATAAATGCACCTAATTGTTTTGGAGAAATACGTTTGCTAATAAGACCAAAAGAACCATTTAAACTTAAAATAGCTCTACGAATAATAATAGTATAATCAGTAAATTTAGGAAGATTATATGCTTGACAATATTGCTTACCAGCATAACAAAGAGAATTAGGATAATCAGGAATTTGAGTAACAACTATATTGCATTTTCCAACTTGTTCAGTACCAAAGAATCCATTATTAGAAGTAGAACCGTCAGAAGCAGGTAATTCATAAGTTCCAGGTTCTGTAATTACAACAAATTTATTTCCACTATTACCATACAAATAACGAAAACTAACTCCATTAAATTCTCCGTCAACTTGTATAGTTATAGGATTAGAAGTCATTTTACCAGTATAAAGAAAACCATTAGCTCCTAAAACTTCATTAATAATAAATTTATTAGGAGAAATATCATTTAATATAGCTTGATTATTTTTAGTATAAGTAGAAAAATCTTCTTTATAAATACCAACACCACTATTTAATTTACCAGTAAAACCATACATATAAGCATCAAGTCCATTACCACTAAAATCTTTAAGAATAGAGGTAGGGAGTTGCTCAATAGTAGCTTCTTCTGTTACTGTTTGAGGATTACAATAAAAGCCAAAATTCTTTTGAACTCTAACGCTGGCAGGTAAATGATAGATACCACTTTTATTAATAGTAATATTATCTTCTGTACCGTCTTCTTTATTATATTTATATCTTATAACAGCATTACCTGTATATTTAATATCGAATCCAGCAGTAAAACTATTAAAACCTCTAAAAGCTATATCATATTTCAATTCTGTGCCAGCAGGAATAACTATTTTCTTTTGAGCAGAAGTAATGCTTGTATTGTTAATCGTCCAATAAGTAAAATCCTCAGCATAACTTTCAATAACATCATAATTAGTAAGTCTTTGTTTCTTCGGACTATACCAAACAACAACATCATCTCTATATTCAGGCGGTATCTTGCTTCTATTAGCAATTAAATCTCGCCTTTTACGGACGAGATTTAAAATAGCTTGAAGAATAATAATTATTACTTTCATAAGCAGGAATTATTCTTTTAATAACTTTGTTTGTTCTTTTAACTCTTGCAAGATTGCTTGCAGAATTATTATAATCTGTTTCATAAGCTTTATGTTTAAGCGATTACACCAGCAGCTTTAAGACTTGCTATAAGCTCATTAACTTTTGCAGCAATAGTTGCCGCATCTGCATCGACAGCAACAGCAGCAACAGCAGCTCCTTGTTTAACCCCACCAATAGCAGCGGAAGTAGCAGCAGGTAAAGAATAGTTATTAGCATTTTCCGCGATACCATTAAGTTTAACTTTATCTTCTTTAGACATAAGTCCATTATCAGAAGCAGTAACAACATTATAAGTTGTGTTAGTATCAGTCCAAGGAACAGCTACATACATCTTTCCATTTTCATCAAGAACAACTGGATAATTTTTACTATTGGCAATATATCCAATTTTAACAAGACCGAGTTTATCAGCAGTTGCTTGAGAATAAGTAGTATTAGGCGGTGTTAACCATTGACCGTCACCACGAAGATATTGTCCTTGTTTACCAGCAGCAGGTGCGGGTACAAGTCCAGCTTGTCCAGCAGCAGAAGCCGTTGCTCCAGTCATAACTTCATAAGTAGTATTAGTATCGCTCCAAGGAACGTTAACATAAGCTTTCTTATTTTCATCAAGAGCAACTGGATAATTCTTTCCAGTTTGAGTATAACCAGTTTTAATACCGCCGATATTATCATTAGAAGCAGCAGGAACTCCCTCAATAGAAGCATCTACTATTTCTTCAATAAGTTTACCGATAAGTTGTTTCCGTTTAAGGTCAAGACCAAGACCTTCAACAAATCTCCAAATATTAACTTTTTTAAGTTTGTCCATAACAGCTTTATTAAGATTAAGATGTTTATTAATAATATGTTTTATTCAAACGGCTTGTTTTAAGGCTCGCCACGCTACGCAAACCGTTTCGTGATAGATTAATCATTTCGTGTATTATCTTCTCCTACGAGGCAGGAAAATCGCATCCTCGTGCGTGTCGCAAACAGTTTTTCTATTCCGCAGAACGTATTCGGATATACTTCAACCAAGCATAATGCTCTCTAAGATAAATATAGTCTTGATTATCATCATTGTTATGAGCTTCTTCTTCAAGACTAACATCATGATAAGCATCATTTTGTTTAGAATGAAATAAACGAATAATAATATATTCAAGACCATACCATAAATAGAAGAAAATGAATAGCATCTCTTTCATTTGTTTAGTATGAATACGTTCGTGATTAATAGTACGTTTAGAAAGTTTTTTATTTTTAGTAAAAAGAATACCAAAAAGATTAATCGTTGTATAACTTCCAAAAGGAAAATGACGAGTACGAATAATAATCATAAGAGTAGCTACAATAACACCCCGTAGGGGATGCAAACCAAGAGCAACATCATTGTTATCTCTCGATTCCTCTACGGGGCAGGTTCATTATTTATTTTAAAGCATCATCTACTTGCTTATATTTAACTCCAAATCTACGAAGTACTGGAGCGGCTACCCAACTCCAAAATACTGGAGCAAGTATAGCACTATTAACAAGAACAGTAACTTTAACTTCACCTACATCATAATAAACAACACCAAGAAGTAGAATAGAAACAATCAAATAAAGACGTTTATTGCAAGTAGGAACTTTCTTGGCACCATTAAATTCATCATGAGCTTTAATCATAACAAAACAAAGAATGTTACAACAAAGCATATAAGCAAAATCAAAGTTATCAAGAATTTGTCTTATAACAATATCAAGATAGTTCATGTTAAGCAATAGATAAAGCTATACAAATAGAAGTAATAATTCCGGCAACGAAAACAGGCAAACCAAAATTACCAGCAGCAAAATAGAAATCGTAGCCTTTCCGCATACATTTAATAATAGCGGTAGCAAAACCAATAAACAGATTAACGAAAATAACTTCCCAACCAACGTTAAAAGTTACACCGAAAATAAGAGCACAAATAAAACCAATAACACCGTAAGTCATTAGATTAATTCTTTCCATAATAATAAAAGTTTTAAGTGGATAAATAATTAATTTAGAAATCAAGTTATTGTAGTTTGTTACTTGGCTTTAACTTAAACCAAAAACGAATAATAACCGCTGTTATTAATAATATAAATAAACCAAGCAACAAGACTAACAATAACTTGATTATGATTAGACAAATGTATTTATAATTATCAAATATAAAAGCAAAATACAATATTTTTATTTAAGTATCCATAGTTAGAACTATCCAACCACCAGCAAAAGATTCTTGTTTGTTAGTAGATTGACTAATATATTCCCATATATTAGAATTATAAACCATTCCGTTAACAAAATGTTCATCAGCATTATCAACCAAAGTAAATTCGGGCAAATCAGCATCCCCATAATTATCTTTACCAGAAGCAACTTTTCTAATAGAAGTATTGATTTGATATTTATCGGTATTATCTCCACAACTAACATTAAATTGATTAACGGAAGAAGAAAGATTACCAATACATTGTACTTCAAAAGGTTGACATACAATAGTATTTATTAAAGAATTATCAATATAAAATTTAAATGTAGCAGTAGCATCAGTTAAATTAACAAGAAGAATATCAGTAGAAGAACTATCGCTATAAAGATTAAGAGGAATTATATTCGTTCCCCCCCCCATGATTTCAGTATTCCCAACATAAACACCAGCGCCATTAGCGCCAGCACGAACATTATTGTTTTCGTAAGCCATATTATATCTATTTAATTATCAAAAATAAAAACAATCCAAGCAAATTGCTTATACACTTCGCTTGTAAAATCATTAATTAGTTCATTCTTATCCATAATTTGATTATGAGCATAACCGTAATTAATACTCTCACCCTCTGCATACATTGTGGAATAAAATTGAACAACTCGTTTGCTGGAACCATTGCCGTTAGCATCTTCGTTAAATAAAGAAATTTCAGAAATAGCTTGACCTTGACCACCGATAGTATACCAATCAATTTTACCAGGAGCAACTTCTTCTGTTTCTCCATCACGTTGTAGAAGAACAGGGTCGCTACTAAGATTAGCAATAATAACAGGAAAACTACCAGTAGTTCCACCATTAGGCCATACATAGCTAAGATTGGCATAGAGCTTACTCCAATCAAATTCTTTACCAGCGACAAGAGCACTACCAACAAAAGCACCAACATTAGTTTCTCCTACCTTAAGCCCCCCCCCATCAACAGTATTTGCAAGAGCTACATCGTTTTGATTATCCATAACTTTATTTCTTAAACATTAATAAATAGATTAATCTCGACAAGATTATTGCCGAGATTAACGCGATTATCTTTATAATAATTATTTTAATCATCTGTTACAAGATAAGCAGTATTATTTGCTTTAGGATTAATGTTAGAATATTCGGTTGAAGTTTTCTTAGTAATAGTACTAATATTGTCGCTATTAACAAGAGAAGCAATAATTACTTTGCTTATAGCAGTATCATTGTTTACTACAATAGAAATTCTATTAGTATATAAATTATTTTCATCATAATAAGTAATAATAAAATGCAGTTCGTGAGAACTATTATTATTTGCTCTCCAAGCATTTACACAACCTAATTCTACACAATCATTATTAGGATTATCACCAAAATGAAAATAATATCTTACATGATTAGCTAAAATATTAGCTACAACATTCTTAAAATTATCAAGACTACCAAATAAATCAATTACTCGTTGTTCGGCATCAACTCCACTAAGATTTGCAGTATTTAAAAATTTATCAGCAGTGGTAGTAATAGTTCTACCATAACCAATATCATCAGCATAAGCTTTTGTAGCAGGATGATAATGTTGTGTAGGAGTATAAGCGGTAGTATTATTCTTTTTAAGAACATCACTTTCATTTACAAAAATATATTTAGCTGTTAAAGCAGAAGCAGTTCCACCACTAACAGTAACTCTTATATATTGTGAAGCATTTAGACCAAGCGTCTGAATATCAAGAGTACTTGTATTATCATTAGTATAACTAATCATACTTGCAACACAAAGAGCACCGCCCTCAACTCGTATAATAGAATTAGTAGGAGTATTCTTAACAAAATCAAGATATGCGGATTTTCCACCAAATTTGGCAAAAATATCATCGGAAGCCATATCCTGAGTAATTTCAAGAACTTCGGTGGGAAGAACTTTATATGAATTGGCAACAACAGCTTCGTCAACGTATTTCTTATGAGCAGGATTATAATCACCAGTTACTTCATATTCTTTAGTATTATTTGGCAAAAGACAATATCGAGCCTCAACAGTAACATTTAAATCTGAAGTAATACTAAGTAATGTAAATGAATCGCCAGCACTATACATTAAATTAATAGTATTCTCCATGAATATGGATATGCTCATAACATATCCACCAGGAATATCTTGTTGCTTAAGAACAATAACTTTACCAGCTTGAACAGCAGCTTTAAGTTTATTATATTCTTCTTGAGTTATTTTGTCAGTTGTTAAATCAGGTTCAAAAGTATAAACTTCTTCAATCTGAGTATAAGCACTCCAAGCTCCATTTTTACGCATATAAGGACTACCGTCTTTGGGAGCATCTTCTACTTTTTCATCTTGAAGTTTTTTACCTTGAGCAGCGGATAAAGCTTTCTTTGCATCATTGGTTGTTAAATTATTAACAACATCACCAATGGCAAGCTTATCTTCATTAAGCTTCTTACCCATATTAGCAGATAAAGCTTTATCTGCATCGCCAGTAGTAAGATTATCCACAACATCAACAGAAGTTCCACCGCCAATAGTTCCATTAGCTACCCAACCTTTGGTAATATCGTAGATATACAATTCGTAAGGTTCAGCAGTACCAACGCCATAAGCGTCGCCTTGAGCAGGACTTGGAACATCTGTTTGAAGTTGTTCAAGACTATCTTTATATCCAAGAATAGTAAAGTTTTTACCATCTTTACCAGGTGCCCCTTGAGGGCCGACATCACCAGTCTTACCAACAACTTTAGCTATATTCCATTCTTGTTTACTACCATTATAAATAGTACGAACTGCAATCCAAATAAAATTATTACCTGTCTTACTCCAATTATCTGGATTATCATCGGGATTGCCAGGATTATTCTCAACAGTACTATACCAAGTTTCGGTATATTGAACATAAGTCAAATTCTTAGGAGTACTCCAAGCTTCTTCTTGATTCTTACCATTGGAAGTAAACATTCGAGTAGAAACCCAAAGTTTAGCAGAACCATCAGGAATTTCAGTACTCCAAGCACTTTCAGTAGGAACTGGATTATCATAAGAACCACCAGTTGGAGTTTTAACAGAAGAGTCATTATTGCTACGCATATAAACAACTCCACGTTTGGTATCAATACCACGAATAGTTTGAACAGCATCTTGAATAACTGCAAAAGTAGTCGGCCCAATAACACGAACTATATAAACATCTCCGTTATTATCAATAACATTATCCCCAACAGCAAGAGTAATACCAGTAGGAGTTACAACAGAAGAAGTTTGATTATTTCCAGTAGGATTAATTTCTCCATTAAAGATAAAAGTATAATTACCTCTATCTCCATGTTCACCTTTCATATTAGTAAACTGAAATACAAACTTTGGATTAAGGTCAGTTCCTTTGTTAATAACAACAACAGTAGGAGTACCTACTTCTGCATCAACAGTAGCTTCAACGCTTTCAATTTTAGTTCCACGAAGAAGAGTAACTACCCAACCTTGTTTAGAACCATTATAAACTTCTTGTGTAGCAAGCCAAATATAACCTTCTTGATAACCTTTTACCCAGTTTTGAGGATGAGTATCAGGAGTACCTGGTTCTTTTTCAACATTAGAAGTATAAAACTCTGTATAAAGAGTATAAGTAAGCTGAGCAGGCATACTCCATTCAGCATCTTGATTACGACCGTCTTCTGTAAAAAGACGTTCAGAATACCAAAGAATACCATTTGCAGAAGTAGGTTCAGCACTCCATTCTTCCTCTACGGGGTGTGGATTGTCGTAACTTCCACCAGTAGGTCTAACAACATTCCAATCAGTAATACGACGATAAGCTCGACCAAGCCGACAAGAAGCAGCAGCTATTTCATAATCAAGCCAATATTCATCATTATCACCCCCCGTAGGAGATGTACCAACAGGCACATCTTGCTTACTAAGATAAACATGTCCATTATGCTTAACATAAGTAAGTCTTTCATAAGCCTGCGTTGCATCATAAATTTCAGGATTTGCAACAGTTACTATTGCTTTCCCCAAGTCTTTCTCTTCTATATCCATGATTAACAGCGATTAAATTATTATCTTTAATTTCAAAATCAATAGCTTGTTTATTAGTAGATTTATCAATCTCACGAAGATGCCCAGTTTCAACATCAAGTTCAAGCTTAACATCGGTTTTCTCTTGACAAGGAAGAATATCGAGATAAACATGACCATTCTCTTCTATACCATTCAAACGATACTCGTAAAGAATATCGTTCTCTTTAAAGTAATTATTAGCAAAAGCAATAATACAATCAAGGAAGAGCTTAATTTTCTTAGTATCTTCAAAGAAGTAAGCGGCAATGAGAGATTGGAAAAGATTAAGATTATAAACAGCTTTACGAAGTTTATAATTATCTCCATGAGCATTAATAAATATTTTAACTAAATCAGTATAAACACATTTAAGTTCTTTAGGAATATAATGATAGAAGAAGTCATAAATAGAATCATTAGCACGAGCGGTTTTAAATTCTGCAAGAGCTAAAGTATTATAAACTCTAAACGTAGCACTAATACTTGTTTCATAATGTCCGTCTTTAGTTCGATAATGTCCAGTAGCGGCTAATTCTTCTGACATTCCCCAAACACCTGTATAACTAACATCTAATGTTTTTGCATAAGTATTTGAACCAAAATTCCAATCAGAACAACTTTGACCACAAGAAGCAACAGAATCATTATATAGTCCATTACCTTCATAATTAGCACTTTCATCTCTTTCATAAACAACTCGTCCATTACGATATTCCTCGTACATTTGACGGTAAGTAGCTTCGCCACTTGTATTGTTAGGAGAAAGATAAAAAGAAGATTGACTAAGATAAACATTTCTTTCTGTTCTAAAAGTAGCTTCTGCTTGTTTAACAGTAATCTCAACTTTAGTATCATTAGAAGCAACAAGTCTAACAGTTATCTTACCTGTTCTAAAAGCACCAACAGTATTTTCGTCACAAAGAATATAAGTTTCGTCTTGATTACCAACATGAAGCCAACTACTATCAGAACTTGGTTCCCAATGAAGATTATCTTCAACAGAAGTAACATTACCATTGATGACATGTCGCTTTTCAGCACGTGTTATATTGAAATAAGCATAACTTCCATTGGGATAAGCAACAACGTCAATCCAAGTATTTTGAGCTTCGATAAAATATTGGTCTTCAACAGTAGAAGCAGCTTTAGTAATAGTAAGTTTTTCTACATTAGGAGTTCCTGAACTTTGAGTTTGAATAACATCATATTGAATAGATACAGCTTCGTTAGTCTGATTAAGTTCAGAAGTAATATAAATATATTCACCTTGAGCACTTGCAGTAACTCCACCATATTGACTTTCATTAGCATTACCGCTTGTTTGAGAAAGATAATAATCAACATTTTCTCTTCCACCCTCTGGACTACCATTAACATATTTCTGTCGATAAGACTCAACAGATATAGTCTTGCTATCTGCGGTATTAATAAGAGGAACTTCATTTTCGCTAATACTCAAATGATAAGTATAAGTAATAGAAGCACCGGTCTGATTAATTCTAACTTCAAGTGTCTTGCCGGAATTATCTTGTTGAGTATAAAGAATTTTACCAGTTCTTTCGCTTTCTCCACTATTAGGAGCAACAGTAATACTATTAGGTAAACCATCTTGAATAGTTATAAAATCATTGCCAGTAACAACAGCACCAGTATAACCAACAGGAGTTTTAGTTGTAGGTTTACCATTAATATAATATTGCTTATAAGACTGAATATTAAGAATAACATTCTGTCCAGTAGAAGGCGGAGTTAAACTTTCTTGGTCAACACTAAATACATAACTAATTTCTTCTTGAGCAGGGTTTTGCCTAATATCTATGATTTTAGACTTATTACTTTCCATTTGTCTAACAATAATACTATCTGTACGAACATTAGTAGTATCATTAGCAGACATATACCATTTCGTTTTATCAGAAGTATTATTTTTAAGTAGTCCTTTATCAGAAATAGCTGTATAAGGAATATCAGTTCTATCTCCTTGAGAAACTCCATTAACATAAGTTTCTTTATAAGACTCAACAGTTAAAGTAACAGGATTGGTTCCGTCGGAATCAATAGTATTAGTATCAACAGTAGCAACAAGTCTATATCGAATTTCTTTATTAAGACTATCTTGATATAAATCAATTTTCTTATTTCCAGAAACACCAACTTCGTCACGCTCAATAATAATAGCAGCAGAACGAATTTCTTCGGTATTAGCTTCGGCACTTACTTGATTACCGTTAACTTTAAAATAAATACTTGAAGAATAAGCATTATATGGAACATTAATCTTATCTCCGATTACAGAACCGTCGCTATCTACAAGTTCTTTATAAGATTCAACTGTGAAAACTTTAGTACCACCCTCAGCAGGTATTTCAATAGAAGTAGGCTCAACATTGATAGTATAACGATAAGTATAATCGTTTACATCTTGAGTAACTTTACCCTCAAGAATATTGCCACTTTCATATTGAACTAACTTAAATTTAGCAACACGAAGTTTAGATTTATTTTCACGAATAATAAGAGTATTATTTGCGCTGGTATAACCAAGCCAAGTAGCATCTTCAGGATTATCAAGAACAAAATCATATCCAATACTAAAAATCTCTTCTTTAGTTCCAATAGCAACAATTTTCTGAGATTTAATATTAAAATAAAGAGTTTGTCCAATACCGTCATCTTGAATGTCTAATTGGCTTACATCATTAGCTTGAAAATTATAGCTTGTTTTAGTATCAGCAAACTTATAATTGTCACCAGTACAAGTAACTTCAACTTCACTATCTTCAACATGAATAGTAGAAGTACCAACATTGACATCTGTGTACTTTTTAAGTCCACGAACTACAAAGTCATATATACGATTTGCTTTATCGACATCTTCTCGATAATAAACATAAACAGCATTTTTAAAAAGATTCCAAAGTTGAATAATGTCTTTATTCTTGTTATTACAAACATTATCACAACCGGCAATAGCAGATACTCCATAATCTATAAGCAAAGATTGGATTTGTCTATAAGTACAAACCCAATCAATAGGAACTTTTATATCATGTAAAACAGTATCTTCCATATTCAGAAGTATTAAATATTACATCAATTTTTTCTTTCTCTTTATCGGTAAGAAGAATATCGTAATCAATACAACTACGTATAACATCATAAAAATAAGAACTACCAAAAAGATTGGTAGAAACAAATCCAAGATTTATCTTATCTACATCTTTACAAACAACATTGTTAATATTATTACGAAGTTTATCACCGATACGTTCGAGCCTTTTATTGTTACTCATGGTCGGTATATTTATTGTTAATATAAACTATCCAATCATTAACCTTAACATAAAGAATATTATATATTTGATTAATACGAATTTTTTCTTCCTGACCGTTGTAAATAATACCAAGTATATTATTAAGACAATCTTCTTTCCATTCTTCTTTTAGGAATAAAGAAATTGGACGACCGTCAATATCATATTGAGAAAGATTATGATAAATTTTATAATATTCGGCATTAATAGTTTGCTTGATATTAGCAATAACAAGATTCTTATTAAGGTCGATATTATTGTTTATAATAATGTTTCTACAAAGATGAGCAATCCTCGATTGGAAATTGGAAAACGAAAGCTCAATTACAATCTTGCTTTTCTCGACATCTTTACGAAGAGCATCTTGAAAAAGTTTATCAAGAATAGTATTAAGTCTTACAACGTTATTGCTAACTTCTTTAACAGAGTTAGCCATTTCAATCATAGGTTTTTGTTGGTCTTTATGACGAAAATAGTCAATTCCTTTAATAATAATAGTATAAAGAATAAAAACACAACTCGATATTATAACAGCAGTAACAGAATAGTTTTTAAGAGCTTGATTAATAAAATCAATAGTGGGTACAATTTCGGTCATGGGTATTAAACAATAAAAGCCACTATTACCATAAATACTTATAGTAACAGTGGCTTTGCGCATTATACAAATTATTTGCTTACTATGTTAGGCAGCAAGTGCAGCCAAGATTTTGTCGATAGTCGCAATAGCGGCAGTACCAGTAGGTACAGCTATTTGTACAATTTGATTAATACTCTGGTCAACTGTCTTCATTTCACGAGGTTCGGCAAAACGAATTGTATAAACAGTAAATCCAGTATCGGCGGAATCATCTTGAGCCAAAGGATTAAGTGGGAAGTCCGGATAAATCAGCTCACCAGCATCTTGGTAAGTATATTCGATACCAGCATCGGCAGCAGCCTTAATAGCCAAATCGGTAATATACTTAGCATCTGCAACAGCGACAGTAGCATGTGTCTGAGTAACAGCAGTTCCGAACAAATCATCGCCAAGTGTCAGCTCATAATCAACACCATTTTCTTTGGCAGTAACCGTAACTTTACCAGCGGAAGCAGCAGCAGTAACACCAGCACCAACATTTGCTGTAATCTGCGAAGCTAATGCAGCAGCAATAGTGTCAACGGTATCGGCAGCCTTTGCGCGGACAGTAGCAGTCCATTTGTTACGTTCGTTAAAACCAACTCCTTTCTTTACAACAACAACGGTATAATCGCTTCCTGCTACAACATCAGCAATAGTAAAATTGCCAGTATATTGAGTAGAGGCGGCATAAACCATTTTGCTATAAGAGAAGTTATTTTTATAAATAGGAACAACAAGTTTACCACCTTTGGTATCAGATTTGCCAAGATAAATATAACCTTTGTCCTTAATCTTAGTACCGTCACTGTCAAGAGTTTCAACTCCAGAAACAAGAGCTACGAAAGCAAGTTGACCAACGGCAAGACTTGTAAGAGCAGTAGGATAAGCAACGCTCTTACCTAAAAGAAATTGCCTCATAATTAATAATATTTTAATTTACTTTTTGTTCATTAGGACGAGTAAAAGTCTGTTTATAATACTGAACAGCAAGTTCAATTATTTCTTGAATAAGATAATCAGGCATATCACAATTTACATTGTTAGCAGAATTCTCTTCATCAAGTCTAACTTTATTGGGTGTCTTAATATAATTGTAAACAAGAATATTAGGAACAGCCTTAGAACTACCATTATATATTTCAACATTCAGTTTCTCGTCAATGGAAACAGCAACACAAACGGGGTGTTGTTTGGTAGCACGATTGCAATAATCTCGAAGTGTTCTTTGAAGATATTCAGCTTCAATAATACGGCAATCGTAAAGAGCATTGTCACCAGCATAACCAATAGCAAAACGAGTATAGAACATTACTTCGCTATTATCAACCTTAGCAAGAAAAGGATGAAGCTCAGTACCACCCCCCGTAAGAGATGAGCCTGATACTTCTCCTTTCTTAGCAAGATTACGCAGAGCATTAAGTTGAGAAATGTCAGCGTTAGCTCTAACAATTAAATCATTAACAGTTTGAGCATTCTCTGCAACGATATTTCGAGTTTTGGTTATAATGGCAAAATTAAGACAAATATCAACATCTTCTGGAAAAATAGCACGAACAGTTTGCAGCCCCATGCGTTGAGCAACTTCTCTGAACGTGACGTGCATCTGTTCTATATCCATAACTTAAACAAGTTTTAGTTGATTTTCGTAAGCGGCAACAGTAGCTTCATTTTCAGCGTTCTTGAACCAAGCAGTAGCCTCTTTCATATTAGCCCCAATAAAATCACCATTAGCAGAAACAATGTTTTGACTATGCGGATGTCTAATAAGAATACCGTAAGCAACAAGACGTTCAATCAGAGATTTAACGGAAATACTGCGGTCGGTATAAAGCTCATTAAACTTAGCAGGTTCTTTCTGACTAAAATAGTCAAGATTTTCTTGTTTAACAAGGTCGTCTTCGGCAAGTGACGGAATAATAGGTTTATTCTTCAATACACAATATTGAACATAAACATCTTCAAACGCTTTGTCATTACCGATAAGAGTAACAAAGTTACGCTTAGCATTGTTGAGTTCAAGACGTTGCTTAGCTTTAAGCTCGTTTTCCTTTTGTTCGTCTTTAAAATAAAAACGAATATGCTCTTTGTTAATAAGAGAGTGGTCTTTAGCAACATCAGAATATAACAAGCAATGACGATAAAGAAGATAATCAGCTACATTTTCCGGATTACCATATTGCCATTTAGTTGACTCAAGAGCATTGAGTTTAACAATTCTATTCTCAATAGCACGTTTAAGAGCCGTAGCATCGCCACGATTGACTTGGGCAAATTCGGTTTCAATAGCTTCTTCTTTTTTCTTAAAAGCAAGATAATCTTTATAATGATTATAATGGAAAGTAAGATTAAGACGAAGACCAAGCTTGTCAACTTTAACCTGAAAATTATTCAGATATTCTTTAACACGTCTAACGAAATTTTGGTCGTTAGGAGAAACACCAATAAGATTAGGAAAGTAAGCTTCAAGTTCACCTTTGTTTGCACAAAGAGCATTAGAACTTCTAATACAGCTACCGATATATTCGTTACGTTCAGCAAGCTCTTTATCATTAGCTTTGCGATACAAAGAATAATGAGAAGCAAGAGCTATAACCATATAACGAATATCGACATAAGCGGCATCAGCTTCTTCTTGTTTTCTTTCTACCATAGTGGCAGTTGGTTTCTCTTTATCTACTGTTTCAGTAGGAGCAGCAGGAGCGGTGTTTTCCTGTTTATTTGCAGCACCACCAGCATTTTGCATTGTAGGCATATCTTTTACTGTTTAACGGTTAATTATAATTTACATTGCAACAAGAACATCTTCGTCGTGTTGTTTACTTGCAATCCCATTGTGCCCTTAATCTGATAGCTTGACATATCAATTTCAGTAACAGCACGATTAGAAGTAGCAACACCCCAAGAAGCAGGTATCGGCGTCATACCCTCAATAACCTTAGCAATATATTCTTGTCCTTTCTGACGAATAACGCGAACGTTACGTTCACCCTTATAAGTAGAGAAGTCAATAAAGCAAGCTTGATGAGAAGTAATAGGCAGACCTGAACGAGGATGAATTTGTCCATTAGCTTTGGCAGCTTCGGCAATAGTTCCCTTATCAAAGAAAGAACAATGTTTAACGGTAATAATATGTCCGTCCGGAGTAATGTATTTATTGAAATACTTACCGTAAGCAAGACCGTTGCCGTTATCCATAATCTTCTTTTCACCAAGAGGAGTAATGAAACCTTTGCTCATAGCTTCGTTCTCAATAGCATATTGGAAGTCTTGGATAAATCCCTTACCAGCCATAAGAACAATCTCCATTGTACCGTCATCGGTATCTTTGTTAAGAACGTCACCGACAGTTCTTTCCAGCTTCGTCAACGTCAAGAACTCACCGTAAGTATCATAGTTACTTTCACGGCAAATCTCAAGCATACCAGCAGTACGAGGAATAGGTTTACCATTATCACGGTCTTTAAGTTTAATAGTACCGTCGGGTAGTCTGTTGTAGGTTGATAACCACAGCCGTTCTTCGTTCATTACTCTCATGTGCAAGTTGAATTGGCGCATTTCTTCGGTAATCCAAAGATTGGCAGTACCACCACCCTCTCCTTGCTGGAACTGATATTTAGTAACAACGTTAGAAATATTACCAGCAACTTCTTTAGAGAAACGGAAGAACTCAAGCTGAGAAGTCATTTTACCTGGCCCCATAGCATTACTACGATTACCTTTAGAATAAGATTCTGAAACGGTAGGAGCAGCAAGTGACCAATAAGTTCCTTTAGCTAAATTGTCGGGGTCGCAATAAGCAGTCGGGTCGGGATTAACCGGAGCCAGAATATAAGCATAACCGTAAGCAGATTCGCCAAGGTCTTTCTGAATACGATATTGAGTTCCGTCCGGAGCAATAAGACCGTGCTGTTCAATAAACCAATGAGTAGCAAAATGTACTTCAAATTCAGCACCACCAAGACCAGGTTTAGTATTGGAAGTATTGAAATAAGTAACATAATCAATAAACTTCATGCGTCCCATAGTCTTCCAAGTCCACTGTACCGTAGCAACAGTATCAGTACCTTTTGCACCTTGTCCCTCAGTCATAAACGTAAGAGGGAAACGGTCGTCGTCAAGACCATAGTTGTAAGTCAGAAACGCATTAATTTCAACTGGACTTTGAAGCATAAGATTAGCAATACTTTCTTCATTGCTATATCCTCTATCGTCATAACGCCCAGTTTCAAGAACTCGCATTGTGTACATAATGAATAATTTTATTTAGTTATTAACTATAACCAAGAGCGGCGGCTATGTTGTTAGCAACACTCTTTGGTTTCGGTGGAGTAACTCTAACAGTAGCAGTTTGTTTTGCAGCGGCTGCTTTAAGACGAAGATTTTTCGTTTCTTTATTAGTAACAGCCAAATCGACAAGATTAGAATAACTTCCACCTGTAAAAGTAAGATAAGCACGAAGCAAATCGTCTTGAAGTTGTTCCTTTGCATCACGAGCAGCTAAATCTCTTTCATAACGACTATAACCTTTATCATCAACTTGATAGAGATAATTAAAGAAATCATTAGGAGTAGCTGCAATTTGTTTGCCGTTCTTGTTAATAATGATAGTATCAGGTATTTTATAACCTGCAATCTCTTTGCTATCAACAACAGCTTTAACACCGTTCCAGTAATCAGCTTCTGCTTTACGCTCGGCTTCAAGTTTGGCTTGAGCTTCTTTAGCTTGCTGCTCTTTAAGAGCTGCATCTGCTTGTTGAAGTCCAGCCAATTCACTTTTAGCAACATCTAAAAGAGCGTTAGTGTCTTTCAGATACTTAATGTAAGCATCAACATCACCGTGACGTTTATTTTCTTTGTAGGCTTCACGAATAATAGCTTCTTGTTGTGCAATATTATTTTCATCAATAGTAATAGAACTTCTGTCTTTAACTTCTCCAAATCCACGAGCATCGTTACCGTTAGCTACGTAATAATTCAGAAAGTCAGCAACAATAGGATATTTATCAAGAAGAGTTTGAACTCCAGCTTGAGCAATTTCTTGCTTCTGTAATTCAATAACTTCGTTGACATATTGAGCAATACCCTCAGGAGTATTATCAAAAGTAATCGGTTTATCGTTCTCATCAGTAACTTCAACACCAACAGCTTTGATAATTGAATTAACATCAATAGGAGTTTCTTTATTCTCGTCAACTTCAAATTGAGCAAGATATTCTTTAACTTCTGCGGCTTCTTTAAAAATCTTATTATCTTTGTCAACAAGGTTACCCTCACTATCAACAGTATAAGATTCTTCGCCAATAGAAATGACAGTACCAGCAACTAAATCGCCAAATTTATCATCGGCAGGTTTGTTACCATCACCAGCAGGTTTATCACCGTCGGTAGGCTTATCATTTCCAGCATTATCTGCTGGTTTATCAGCCGGCTTATCAACGGGTTTGTTATCATCTCCAAGACCAGTAGTCTGACCAGTAGGGTCATCTACTACTTTACCTGTTTCTAAATCTGTAATTGGTTCTTGTGGTTCATTACTACCACTTCCGCCAAAACCAAAATCAATCTTAGGCATAACTTTATCTTTTATTGGATTAATATTACAAGACAAAAGTATAATATATATAATATGGTGTTCCGCAGGCGTATCCTCTACGGGGGAGATTGGTTGGTATATTTCTGCTGTCAAAAATCGTATTAGAAGTGCATCTACGCTTACAGCCGTTATCTATATCGAACGATTTTATCCGAAATGATTAATCTATCCACTTTCGTAGAAGCGTGGCATACTGGGCTTTAAAATGCGTCTGTCGGTAAACAATATTTACAAATTCGATTTATCTCATTAATAACAAGAGCATTATAAACAAAAATGCCGCTACTGCTCTCACGAGCAATAACGGCACATAGACACAAAACACATTTTAGAAAAGATTATTTTTTATCATATTGATTTTTATTAGCTTTGGCAATTTTATATTGAGTATCAGCTTTATAAATATCAGTAGCTGCTTTAAGTTGTTGAGCTTTAGCATCGTTGGCAATCTTTTGCCGTTCATTCATTACTTTCTCACGTTCAATATTATTCTTAGCAGCATTGGCAGCATTAGTCGCAGCAAGAGATGCAGCAGAGTCACCCCCCGTAGAGGATAGCATAGCTTTCACAGCTTCAATCTGACTATCAAGATATTTTTCAAGACTAAGAGTTTGTCTATCTTGCTCACCTTGAGCTTGTATCTTTTCAAGTTCATATTGTTGTAAAGCTTGAGCATTCTGAGCATCAAGTTGCTTCATTTGTTCTTCATGCTGACGATTAAGTTCTTGGAACTTATTAATAGCCTTTTTAATCTCGGCTGTGTTATCTCCATCAATAGCCGCAGCCGCCATAGCAGCATCGCCATTCTGTGCAGCACTAAATGCAAACTGTTTATATTGATTAAGTTTATCTCTTTCTTTAGCAGAAAGTTTAGGCATAATCACATAGTCGGCATAAAGATGAGAATTAACATCAAGACTAAAATATTTAAGCTGTCCATTATTCTTATCTTTATAAGAAGTTTGTAGACCGTCAACCCAAGCAAGTTTAGAATAATCTAAATCACGTTGGTAATCATGAGCACGCATGTGGTCAAACATAAACTCAACAATAACACTGCCCATAGAACCACGAATAATAGCTTGTTCAGTAACTCCTTTACCGGCACTATTAGCAATTTCGCCATAACGTTGGGGAGTCATATCAACTTTATTCATAGCAGCTTGTTCGTTCTCAGCAAGAAGTTGTCCGAGTTGAGTGATATAATCAGAAGTCTGACTATTAAGCATACGAACTTGTTGAGCTTTAAGCATGCCTTGGTCATCTTCGTCGTCGATATAAAGAACACCGTCAGCAGCCATACGATAAATAGTATCCTCAGGAACTTTACCAAGAAGAGAACGAGCAATCATCAGCACATTCAACTTATTCTTTGCAATAGCCATTTCTCTATGATAAGCAACAATATTACCAAATACTTGGTAAGGAAGAACTATATCAATAATACTGAAACGACCAAAACCAGGAAGAAGTTCCATAATACCGTTATAAGGAAGCTTACCATTACGATTGTAAGCAATAGGACGACATTTGTAAGGATAAACAGCATTGTTTCGAGTACCTATTCTATCGGCTTCAAAAACTTGCGGTTCCCAAATCCATTCAATATTAATATCGCCAGCTTCGATATTAAGTTTATAATCTTCATCGACAACTCTTTCGCCGATAATACCCCCAGCTTGATATGTAAGAATACCTTTCTTAACTTGTCCACGCCAAACTACATGCCAAACTTCAATGAGATTAGTATTAAAATCACGAACCATAAGCGGCTCGCTTTTAAAATACTCACGTTCTTTGTCGCTAAATTTAGCACAACGGTCTGGATAACGTTGTCTATAATTATCCCAATAAAGAAGCCCTTTGTCGTCTTGAGAAATATTACGACCATTGATATAATAAGTATCAAGATATTCCTTGTCTTTATCATCAAGCATATCATAATATTCATCAATGATTTGTTGAAGTGTCATCATACGACGTTCAGCAAACATATCATAATCTTCAACAAGAACGTTATCGTTAGGAACAGGAAAAGCATCTCTATTAGAAACAACTCGTTTAATAATTTGATTTCCTTTTACTTCGGTATAAGTATAAACTCTACCAAAAGCAACCCATTCAAAATATGCACGAGCATATAAAGCGGCAGCATCAGTCAAATCATCAATAACAGCAAGAATCTCTTGTCCTTGAGCAGACATATCATCAATATAATCTTCATTGAATTTCTTAACAAAAGCTTCAATATCAAAATTATCTTGAGGATTAAATTGTTCAGGCTGTCCACCTTGTTGTACAAAAGCTTGATAATTCTGTTGAATACGTTCAGCTATCTTAACTTGAACAATCTGCATAAGTTCTTGACGAAGTTTAGCATCACGAGAAAGAACTACTTCTGGATTATTAGCTCCTACAATAAAGTCATGCGGATTCTGAATATATTCTCCAACATATCTACGAATAACTCCGTTAACAATATCGTAATTACGCATAGTAGCTGGAAAACGAGTATATTCTTTTTTCTCAGCATTATAAGGATTAAGAGTCTTCTTATAAAATTCAGGATTAATCTCCCCTTTAAGGAAAGCATATTTCTGTTCAACTTCATCATCACGAGCAATACTTTTGCCGGCAGCAATAACATAATCGCAACAATTGGCATAGTATTCAAATTTATTCCGTTCGGCAGCACTAACACGCTGCTTAGGAAAATTAAAATTGTTACTAAAATACATATTTATATAAGGTTTAATTTAACAATAAGCAGCGTATCTACTATAAATATAAAGAGTATTAGTTAAACACTCAAGACGAATACAAAAATATTCATTGCAAAAAAGATAAGTACTAAGTTCTTCCATATTAATACCAATTACGTTTCCAAAACTTTTCTGCTGCATCTTGACTTTCAAGAAGTTTCTTTCTATTACTATTCTCACCTTGAGCTTTAATATCAAGAGATTTACTATAAATAGCTATAAGAAGCATTTCAGAAACACGGTCAAAGTTACCAACAGGATTCCATTTTTTAAGTTCAAGAATATCTTGATAACAAGGAATACGAGTAAAAAGATAAATAGGTTTACCCTCTTCATCTTTACCTATTTCCGTATAAAGAAACTCTTTAAATAAACGAAGAGCATCAAGTTTCTTTTGTCCGTCTGTAATGTTATAACCATAAGACTTACTAACAGCGCCTTTTAAAGTAGTATCCCATACAAAGAGAGGTTCAAAAGCAAGATAACGAGTAGCTTTCCACTTATTAAAATTGGAAACAGTTTCGCCACGGTTAACTTCAACAATACCAGTTCTTACACAATTATAATAACGGCAAAGTTGATAAAAAATTCTATCTGCTTCTTCAAGTTTATTAGGACGTCCATAATAAGCAGCACAACATTTTAGTTTATAACCGTTTCTTGCAGACGGCATTTCCCAAACATGAATACTGTTATGAGAATGTTTATCAGTAATTTCTTTAGCATCTTTATTAATACCAACTGGGTCATAAGTAACAGCATAAGTTCCCTCTGGAATTTCTTTAATTTCACGGTCGTCAACATATCTAATATCGTATTGAGGATGAAACCAAATACGAATACAACCATGAGGATGCTCATTTCCTTTACGGGGTACGCCTTGTATCCAATCATAAACAACAGCATCAGGATTTTCTTCCTTAATACGTTTATTAGATTTAAAAATAAGACTGTTACCTTTCTCTTCAAATTGACCGTCAACATAGAAATTATAAACACTATCTGTACGAAGACGTTCTTCATAGTTAACAAGTTCTTCACTTGTAAAGAGATTCTCAGTAGCACTACTAAAACTTTCAGCAGGAAAAAGAGCACGTTGACCACAATAATTAATAAACTTAGCAAAAGTCTTAGTTTTAGCTTTCATAGCTTCACGAGCACGCATAGAAACTTTAAGACCAATATCAAGATTGCTATTACCGTTTTCATCAACAGCAGGAATACTGTCTATACTTCCCTCAAGACCCCAGCAATAAGATTTAAAGAAACCACAAATCTCATTACGAGCATCTTTATCCCAAACATTTTCAAAAGGCATAAAACCAAATTCGCCAGGAGCATAAAAGTTTTCTTCAAAGACTTGCATATTAGTAGCAGTAGCTGTTCCCCAAGCAACAAGAAAACCAGTAGTAATATCACCAACTGTCATAGCAGGTTCAGTCACAGTCATAAACTCATTGAAATTCTGCATTGTAGAAAGCTCTTCTACGTTAATACCAACAGCATCTTTACCAATAGCGCAGTCGGGATTATTATTAGCAGAAACAGAAATAAGAGAACTTTGCCAACTATCTTCAGATTCTACCCCATTAGGAAGTCTAAATCCAAGACGAAAGTCCTCAGCACTACTACTATAAATACCACGCTTAAACATAGTCTTTTCTTCATAGAAACGAAGAGTATTAAGAGCAAAATCTGTAAGACCACCTTTTTTAATAAGATATTTATTATCCGCAGCAACATTAATAAACACTTTATGTTTACGAAGATTTATAGCATTAGCGGCACGTGCAGCGTTCATATAAGAAAAACCACCACGACGAGTCTTTACAATAATAAGATGAAAACCATTATTCTTAGCAAACTCATAAACGGCATGTGTCCAAAATTGAGCATCAACAAAACGAGGAAAAGCAAATTTCTTTTCACCAGTAGCTATACGTCCAGAAGCATTAATACTCGCATCGTCTGTACGTTCCATACGAGTATAATTAAGAAAATTATAATAGTCACCACTTATATGAACATCTTCAATAGAACCGTCTGGATTTTGCCATATAGGAGCACTAAAACCATTCTTTCTACGGTCTGCTTCACGCTTACGAAGCTGTCTATAAGGAATACTATCTTCTTTAAAATTAGTATATTTATTTCCATTGGCTTCAAAGAAATCAGCCATTTCTGTAAGTAGATGAACATTAATAAACTTACCTGGCTTAATATTCATAATGAAACCACCACTGTCACCAATACGGAAATGATTATAAGGGTCATAATAACCTTTTTCAGAAGCAAGCGGATAACGGCTTTTATCTTCTTCTATAAACGCTTTAAAAGGATATTTTTCAGCAGCCATATCTTTATTTGACTAATAACAATACAAGAAAAGCTGATGCAAAAGCACCAGCTACACCACCAATAATCTTAGTCTTTTTCTTAGACTTATCAAGATTACGTTCTAAATTTTGTCTTGCAGTTTCAGAAGCAGAAGCATATCGCTTCATTTCTTCATAACTATTGCTAAGAATATCTATTTTCTTATCTTTAAGATTAATCATACTGTCTTTGAGAACTATAACAGCAGCATCAATTTTAGCTTTAGTCATTATAGCATTCGCAGTACGTAAATCATTAATAGCCACTCTAACACTGTCCCTTGCTTCAACCCCCCGTAGAGGTTGAGCCAATAAGCTCGTAGAACTTAGCAACAGTTGCGCTATCATCAAGATTGAGAACATTATCAATAACTTCCTTTTCATAAGTATTATAATTTATAATTGTACTATCAAGATGTTTAATAGAAAGTTCAACGGAGTCAATCCGAACCTTATTAACAACAGTATCAGGAAAACCATTTATTAGCTGAAACGAACTCTCTGCACCTGACTTATTAAACAACAAAATTGTTATTAATAAATTAATTAACGCTATAATTAATACGATTATTACAAGCTTCTTCATAACTCCGTTGAATTTATTATTTAATAGCTACAAGTTTATTTAAAAGGTCAAGCGACCATTTACCAGTTTCTCTAAGGTCAAGCACACGTTGAGCAAATTTAATAGCGGCAGTCTGTCCTTGATTAACGGCAGTATCAAACATTTGCTCAGCAACAAGTTGATTTGGAACATCATCAAGTTCAAAACAATCCCAATATTTATCTTTATAAAGGTCTTGAACTTTCTTTTCAAGTTCGGGAGTCTTTTTAAGAATACCCTTAAACGTAGTAGGATGAGCTTTCTTAATAACATCAATAGAAATCCAACCGTCCCAATTAGGGTTAGCTTTACGAGATATTCCTTTGTAAGTTTCGCCACCAGCATCATCGGGGTCTGAAACCCAGCCGCCCTCAGCAGCTTCAATCTTTTTATAAGCACTTTTAAAATCAGCCATAACTTAAGGTAATTTATTATCAGGAAAAGTAAAATACCAATCTTTAACTCTAAATTGTAAACGACCAGCTTTAGCATTTCGTCTACAACAAGTAAGTATTTGACTATTTACAGTTCCACATACTTGGTTACATTCAAAAAGACTACGAAAGACATCAACTTTAGTTTCATCGTAAATACTTATACGAACAATCTTAGTTGAAGTTCCTTGTTTATTCACATACGGCATTGGTAACAAAATATTTATCGGGATAAACAATCTTATTATAAAGGTCTATTGCTTCTCTTTGACAATATTCATAATCATCTTTATCTGTTTCAATAAAAGATTTTATAGTAATCCAAAATCCACAATAACAAACTTGAACTTTATAAACATGAACAAAATAAGAATACGTTCCATATCCCATATCGAGTACTTCTGTATCTCGATATTCGGCAACCCTATGAGCACCTGTATCTTTAATAACTTTAATAAGTTTCATAACATCAAGAAATATAAATATCAATAATATCGTTTACAAGAGCAACTAAATCGAAACCACTACAACCAGTATAATAACCATTACGATAAACTCTATAATAATAACTAATATTTATTTTAGAACCATAATATATACCAGTATTTTTAATAGTTTCAATACGATAATCATCGCCGTTTATAGAAGCACGTTTATTATTAATAAGAGCATCTCTAAACTTTTCTTTATCAGCAGTACTACTCATTCAATACTCTGTTTAACCAACCTCTAAGGTATTTAATATTGTTACCTTTAGCTGCAATCTCATTATAATGACGAATACGTTCCAACTTGTATTTAGCAACAAAAAGTTCAGCACTAATAGTAGTATCAGCTTTATAAGAATTAAGACTATCTTGAGTTCTACGAAGTTGTTCGGTAAGATTAACAATAGTTATACTATCTGTGGAACTCCCCCGTAGAGGGATGTACTTGATAATAGGCTCTGGATTTTTATCATAAAGAGCAGCTCCGGAAAGTACACCAAGTATAATACCAATAACTAAACCAATAATAGTATTTTTCATAATCCAAGAGTAAAATTACGTTTAACATCTTGAGCTTTAAGTTTAGCTTTTCTATCAGCTAAAATAAGTTCAATTTCTTTTTCTCTATAAGGAAGAGTATAGAAAGTTATCTTCTCTGTTGGATTCTCTTTAATATGATAAAGTCCATCAGGAAAACGTTTAGGCATTCCATACTCGTTAAGTTCAAAATCACAATCAATATGAGCAAGCCAAAGTCCTCGAATTTCAAGACCTGTTATAAGATTAACAGCTTTAGCATACATACTCAATTGAAGATTATAAATACTTCCATTACAATGAGGAAGATTATTAACTGGCGGAAGAAGAGTTTCTTTTTTCTCTACCCATTCATTAGTCATTTGAGCAGGTTTCTGTTTTTTATCTTTGCGATAATAACCAGATGTGAATATAAGCCCGCCACGATTAGTTTTCCAATCTCCAATTACAGCTTTATTCTCCCATTCATTTACAAGAAGAACATCAATAGTACCACTAATAAGATAATCAATAAGAAACATACCAATCTCAGCATAAATCTTATAACCAAGACTAACGTATTTCTCAAAGACTTCATAAAGATTATCATATTTATATTCAGTAGCTTCTTTAAATTCTTCTATATTAAGAAGTTTATAATTAGCATTAATGGAACCTAAATCAGCAACAGTAATCATTTCTCCATCACCGTCACGTTCAAGATATTGAATAGCTTGTTTAAACTTACTGGCTCCTTTAATACCGTCTTCAAGACCATTATGAGTAACACTACCTCTATCGCAGGCTTCTTTAGTAATAGTATCCCATTGTTCTTTAAGCTTAGCTTCACTAATACCAAGTTCTTTAGATTTACGACGAAGCCAATAATCCTTATTAAACTCAGGCTTATAAAGATGTAATATGGTAGTAGTACTTATATAATCATTGCCAAGAGTATCATTATATTTATGCTCTTCTTCATGAAAAATAAGTTTAATGCCATTATAACGTTTATCAATTTTCATCTTTGTATCTCCAATAATAACCGCAACCAGTAGCTTTATTACCTTTTAAAACATGAACTATAACAGAAGAACGAACTTGTAAAATTTTGGAAGCGGCAGTAATACTAACATATTCTTTAACAATTTTATTTGTAGCAGGGTCTATTTGAAGAATAGCTCTCATATCGTAATCAAAATCATCAACATATCTAAATATATAATCACCAACACACTTTTGAGTACTATTATGATTACAACAACGAAGAATAGATGTTTTATCAAGATTATAATATTCAGCAGCAAGAGTAATAGTATCAAATTCTTTTAATACTTTACCTGTAAATATATCAATAGATTTAACTTTTTTATTATTACCTCTTTTACTTGAATTTTCTTTAGAAGTAACCCATTCAAGATTTTCAACTCTATTGTCAAGTTTATCAAGATTTATATGATTTACTTCTGGAAGATTATTAGGATTAGGAATAAAAGTTTCAGCAATTAATCTATGAGTTGATATAGTACTTTTAGTATTAATATCTTTTTGAATAGGAACACGATAATATCCAGCATTACTTATGTGTTGTTTTAAAACAACAATTTTATTACCGTATATAGACTTAACTCTACCTTTATTAGAACAATAATAATTTTCATATTTAGTAGGCTTCCAAATTTCACCTTCTAAATCTTTAATATCTTCTCTAATTATATCACGAGTTTCTTTAGGTTTTATTCTATTAATAGAAAAATTAAATTTAGGCATATTAGTCCTCCTCTACATAAGACGATAAAATTTTAACACCACCTCTTGCATATCTTGTTTCTTCTTCATAAGCCGCTTCTTCTTCAGCTTTCTTAAGAGCAGTAATAAGATTTGGCAAATCAGTTATACGTTTATTTATCTTATCCATATAATCAATAAATACACCAGCGTCTTCGGCAGATAATCCACTTTGAAGTTTATCGTTAAGCTGTTCATTAATTATATTGGATGAAACAGTAATATTACGAATAGCTTTTTGAAGAGATTCAACAGCTTCGCCAGCAATACCACATCGTTGGGAATGATAACGCTTAATAAGCTTCTCAACTAAAAGGTCGGGTGTATAAGTAGTAGGAAGGTCAAAATTTTCACGAGCACGTTGAAGAGCTTCACTACGACTAAGACCTTGACTAAGACAAGGGCCTTTAGGGTCAGCAAGATAATAAATAACACCAACTTCTTTAATATACATTTCTTTATTCTTAGAACTATCTCTAACAAAAAGAAGACGTACATCTTTATCAAGAAGTTGAGTAATACTTGGAGCAGCAGGCATTCCTGTCTTATCAATAGTAAGCAACTGGTCAATCAGAATAGGCTTCGACATAAGCATCATTAAGTTCTTGATTAAACTCTACAACATGAAGGTCTTTATGAAGATAAATATAAAAATTAGCATAAGACACTCCATGCTTTTTAGCAAGCTTAATCCAAAGTTTATAATTCTTGTTTCTATTTTCTTTTTCAATACGACGTTGAAGTTCGGTATTATTAATCTCAAATTTCTTCTGTTTAATAAGATTGTCACGAAACTCTTTATATTCTTCTTCGGGAAGAGTTTCACGGGCTTCTTTTAGTTCATGGTAAGAAGCAACAATACTTTTACGAAGAAGATTACGTTGTGCAACTCCAATATAAGGAATATCAACAGCTAATTCTTTAAGAAATTGTTTAGATGCTTCGTGCTCTAAATTTTTAATAATAGCACGAGTAAGAAGTCTTTCTTCATCGTTGGCAAAATCAATATCTTTAAGAACGTTCTCGTAATCTTTATAAACTAAAACATAATCCTCACCTAAATCAACTCCGTCAAGAATATTATCAAGTTTTTCTTCAATCATATTATCAACTTTAGTGAGATAAAAAAATAAAGCCGCCAACAAGAATATCAAAAATAATATCTGTTAGCGGCTTGGGATTTATTTAAACGCAGGAAAAGGATTAATTAAGATTACTCTTATCGTGTTCAACTTTAGTACAAGCAATATTAGCATCTTGTGAATAAGAAGCTTTAATATCACAAAGAGGAACAATCTTAAATTCAACAAAGAAAACATCAGGAGCAGCCATTTTAGCTTCATGTGCGCCAAGAGATTTTCCGCCATTAAAGAAAGAACCATTCATAATAGCTTTAGAAAGCTCACTATCGTTAAGACAATATTCGCAAATAGCACCAAAACAAATAGCGTTATTACGAAGAGATAAATGAGTTCCGCGTTCAATAGAAGAAGCATCAACAATAGCAATGTCAGCAACAGCAAACGGAACTTTAGATTCATTGTCTTGAATTTTAGCAATAAGAGGAACAACTTCTTTAGTTCCATTGTTACCGTTCTTAAAATCAGAAAGAATACTGAAAAGTCTATCTTTGTAACAGATAGCAATAACAGCATAATTATTAGGTATCTTTACATCATTAAGAAGAGCCTTAAAGTATCTTTCATCAATTTCAGAAATAGCAGTAGGAACTTCAATAGCATACGGTTTTAAATCGCTTTTAATTCGTATCATAAATAATTTATTTAGTTAAACAATCAATACCAGCGTCACCGACTTTCATTTTACTTTTTTTATTAACAGGCTTTTTATTATTACGAGAACCGGGAACATAGTCGGCTTTATATTCATCTCGTCTAACAGCCTTAATCTTATCAACAATATTATCCATACTTATTTTGTTTCTGCAAGTATAAATATTATCTTTAATAAGAGCCAATTTATTAAACTATTTTTAACAATTTTTTCTAAGCCTATTTCCAGCCTCGCTAAGCGATTCTCTATTAAAATAATAGGATAGCTTATTTTTCAAATTATCGTGCCGTGACGGGCAAATCTGAAAGCGTAGCAGGCTGTTATCAGCCCATTCTCCCTACGCCCGAAATGGCTCCAGCAAGCGCACATGCTAAGCAGCTTTATTATCAATAATAAGAGCAAGAGGTATAACAATAACAGGAACAAGAAACGGAGTAGCAGATACAGGCGCATTCACCCCCCGTAGAGGGTTCAGCCATATAATGCTTAACGCAGCTCTAATAACAAGAGCAATAAGAGCTTTAGCAGCTTTATTATCTTTAGAAACAAGAGCAGCTTTATTATCAAGAGCAAGTCATAGCTCTATCCTTTACGGGGTGTGAATATAATAATAGCGACAATAATGTCAAGATTGGCAGCAACGCCTATATTGTTATAACTATGTTATCTGATATGAATAAACCAGTGAAGCTGGTAAAGATAATAAAGCTAATAAAGCTGATATAAATAAAGGAAATAAAGGAGCTACTAAAGCTGATGTTTATAGGGCTAATGTTGGAGATTTGAATTAGAATGCGAATAACGATAAACAAGACGACGAAACAGACGATGTATATAAGGCTATAAGCGACGATAAGAAATGAAATAACAACAAGAGAGATGAAGACGACAACAGAAGAGATATGATTAACAATGGGAGAAGAGATGTATATGAAACTATAAGCGACGATGAGAGAAAGGATAAAGATGAGAAAGATAGAAATGATGCAAATGACGATAAGAAAGAGAATATATACAAAAAATTTTATGCAAGTAACTGTCGCGCCGAAGGTACTGGGTGTGAACCCCCGGTGCTTGCACTTCGACTTGACACCCCCGTCATTGTTTATTGGGACTATATTATTTTTGATAGACTTGTTGATTATATTTTTAGAGAAGTTTTTACTACAACTAACAAAACTCCTAAGCTCCGAGTTCTCATTCATCAGCATCTAAATATCTCGACAACGAACAAAAGATTTGTTGTCGTCAAGCGCATGCTATCGGCTTTCCATGCTCTTGCCAATATTAGAAAGCCTTAATTAACAAATCTTATTTGCCTTATGAACGCAAAAGAAATTGCGGCTAAACAAGCCGAAGAAGCTGCAAAGAAAGCAGCAGAAGAAGCAAGAAAAGCAGCCGAAGAAGCTGCAAAAAATGGTAGTGACAATGAAAACGTTGCTACGGGTGCAAAAACACGTGAACAAATCATTGCCGAAATGAAAGCTAATGACGCAAACTTTGTTGTTCGTGTTACTATCAACGGAATTAACGCCTCGGAACGTGTTGCCGAGAACGGACACGAGTACAACAACTTAATGTTGCTCCTCAACAAGCCAGTGAAAGCAAGCATTTCGCAGAAAGACGGAAGCCGACAAATAGGCTTTACGCAGTCGCTGCAAGTGTCCGAATATCAACTTACAGCATTGATGCGCAGGCATCCATTTTACGGGCGTTTCGTGGCAATGGTCGAGAACGCAATATTAGCGGGCATGCCTGAGCCGTTCTTCTGTGGTATGGAAATACAGATATTAGCGGAGTTCGTGCCCGCTGGTGTTGTTGCTTCTAATCCGTTTACTCGTAACGCCAATGAATACGGCGTCAAAGACTACGATAGATATATCTATCATGTTATTGAAGTCTATGAACCTACGGACGCCATGTTATTGGAAGAATACCGAGCAATGTCTATTGAGCTACGCAAAATGATGCTTGAGGAAATCAAAGCCGCTAAAGCTGCCAAAGTGCAACGGGCTTCGTTGCTTGCTTCGATTGCTTCCAGTAGTGACAATCCGTTTTAATGTAATTAGGCAGGGTGTAATACTCTGCCTTTTATTGTTTACCTCTTAATATTATTGGTTATGAAGTTATTTAAACAAATTATACTTTGGGTGTTTATCATCAATTTCACATTGTTGGGCTTAATCTTCCTTGTTATGCTCTCCGAAAATCTGCCTAATCTTGAAACAAAACAAATGTTTGGGCTTATTTTTGTTTCTGGTGTTCTTCTTACTGCTGCATGGTGTCTTAATAGATGCCGAAAAGAATTGCAATAGCTTGTTGCTCGTGCTCCTCGTGGGCATGGGCAAGCTATGCAGGCTGGGAACTCTCATTCATCAGCAGCTAAATATCTTGGCAAACGATTGTGACCTATCTGATAAGCTTTCTCATGCTTGTCAAGATGTCGTTTGTGCTCAATCTGATAAGCAAGGTCATGCTGTTATTACTAATCATTAAACTCCTACAATTATGAAAACAGAAACATTCCTCTATCTTGACGGTCATACCGAGCATCACGAAGTTGACGACAACGCTGTTTATCATCATGTGACTGATGACAATCGTCTTAACTATCGTGTTGATGTTAATGATGCTACATTTGAATGGCATAACAATACTTGGATGCAAGTTGCAGATAATGCTTAATATAAAGAAGTCATTATTGATGCAAATCTTGTGACATATATATGTCACTCGTAGGGGGGTAAGTGCCCCAGTAGTGACATAAGCTTATGTCACAAGATTTGTGGTTAAAATAATGATATTCAGAGTGTTATGACTTAAAAGTAGAATCTTAATAGATATACAATATATATATTAATAATAATATTGGCAATAATAGCAAGATTGACATACTAATTGCATATATTTGCTGTTGTTAAATCAAAAGTATGTCTAATTCTAAATTTTAAGTCAAATGCCTACTATTAATTTTACTAAAACTCGTAAAGCGGCTTATAAAGCCATTAATGAAAGAAGTATTGAAAAGAATAAAGAAATTATTAGTAATCTTGCTCCAACTGTTTTTGCTGTTAGCAAAGAGATTACTCAAAAAGATATTTATTCAAGTACTCTTAATGTTATTAACGTTAATTTTAATCCTATTAAACGTATAACTGGGTTTATTCAAACTTCTTATCATTGGAACCGTGTTGCGCTTACAAGTAATGTTATTATTAAAAATATGATGATGAGCATTCTCGATAATCTTAAAGCCAATAGTAATATTGTTGATATTAGTAATAATCAATATGCTGTTAAAGGTTCTCGTAATTATTATCGAGGTGTTGTTGAACTTGAGAAACATAATCTTATTAGACTTACCAATAAAAAACATATTATTGTTATTAATCATAATGATATTTTTCTTGGTAATTTTAATAGATTTTGTGAACTTTATAATGATATTTATGGTGACATGGAAGTTTCTGTTGATGGTCGTGGTCGTATAATCCTTTAAATTAACAAATATGAAAGATATATTAAATAAAGCTCTTGTCGCTAATGCAGACACAGATGCTGTTGCTAAAGTTATTGATACTGTTGTTAATACTCCTCGTCAAGATGCTCAGCCTAAAACTGATAAAGAGGTTGCTATTAAGCGTAGTCTTGCTGTTGAAGAAGCTCTTGCTAAAAGATATGAAGCTCTTCGTAAAGCTGCTATTGATATTATAGCTGATGCTGTTCGTGGTAAAACAGATTGTATCAAAGCTGCTGATAATATTATTAAACTTGTTACTGCTGGAAGAATAATTGATGTTGATATTGATGTTGCTAAAGGTAAAGATAAAAGTGATAAATGGGTATTTAGAAAGGATGCTAATGGAAGAATATTTGAGCTTAGAGGTGTTAATAATGATGCTCCTGATGAACTTTATTAAGATTATGATGCCGATTAAGAGTATTAAATTTGGAACATAAGAATGATGTATTTGGATATGATTGTATAGTTGTTGATGAAATTTGGAACATTAAGGATGTAAGTATGGCTGTTGGTCTGGCTGTACTTCCCTTTCCCACTCCTTTCTCCAACCATTCCTTTTTTTATCACCAAACTTATCCTCTCTTCTACCTTTTCTTATTTCTCCTTTTATATTCTTATTCTCATCTTCTCTTTTAGCTTGCCTAATATCTTCTCTTATATCTCTTCTCTCATCGCCATTAGCTCGTCTATTCACATCTCTTTTCGCCTTTCCATTAAGCGCCTTGCCTGTACCTTGTGTACAAGAGCTAATCTTAGCTTCTTTAACTTGTCCATTATTAGGCGCACTATTAGCTGCTATTGGCATTAAATATAGCTTTATTAGCTTTATTACGTTCATCTTGATTAGGATTAGCCTCAATAAGAGCCTCATCGAGCCTTATTATTAGCTTCAACAAGATTAGCTTTATCAGTTTTATTATCTTTATTAATAGCATTCGCTATAATATTATAATTAACATCGTTATATTTATTCTTGTTATTATAATTTTTGTAGTCTTGCTACGAATAAGATTTATTCTACTGATACTAAGCATTTGTATCATTGTCGCTAACACTATTATCAATATTATTAATAATTTGATAAATAATTTCCTATATTGTTTTGGTCGTATGGATATAGTTTCTATATTTGTCGCCATGATAATAAAACCAACAATAATATTAATCTTTTAAATTTTACTGTTATGGAAGAAAATGTTCCTACCAATGAAGCTGCTGTTGTTACAGCCGCTGCTCCTGTTAATCAACCAAGTAACAAACAAGACAGAAAGACTGTTATTCCCAAAGGTGTTCCCGAAAGTACTGCTAAAATTGCTGCTTTTCTTAATTTCAATTGCGATATTCGTCGGCATACTGCCAAGAATATTATCGTAGCTGCAAAAGAAAGCGGTCTTGTTAAACAAGATAGCAAATGCTATGTGAATTTCCTTTGGAATAAGTTCCAGCTTAAAGAAAATGGTCTTAATAAGGAATTTCTTTATACTGAGAGTTTCTTTATCCGTTCTTTTGCTAAGAGTTTCGAGGATATAGCTCGTGATGCTGGCGTTGTTCTTGAAAACTTCTTTGTTGACAATGATATTCACGGAGAAGACGTTCTTGGTAATACCAATAATAACGGATAGTTTGTTCACCTGCCCCGTAGAGGATAACCTAAGCTAAATAACCTGCTTTATTTCATTCTCAATTTGATAATGTTATTCTTTATCGGGGCAGTACTCTAATTGCTTCTATATATGGAAATAGTTTATATTCCACCTCAAAAAGAAGATAATAATGTCGCTGGCGTTACTATTGATGCTGAACTTGTTAATACTGATTTAGATAACAGTTCTGAATATAATGGAATTATGCCAGATGATACTCCTTATAATAACGATTTTGGTTTTTATGATTAAATTAAAACTTATACAAATATGAAAAAAGAAGATGCTAAGAAACTTGCTGCTATTATTGCTTGTGAAATGATTGGTTGCAACGGTGATTGTGACAATTGTACTGAAGACGGTGCTGAAAGAAAACGTCAAGAGATTATTAACAAGCTTAATGATAAAGCTGCTGATGTTCTTAAATTTGCTAAGTCTTTCAAAGAAAATACTCTTGCTGAACAAAGAGAACTTATCTTTGAAAAAGGTAAACATTTCGATGTTCTTGAACGAGTTCTTGCTGTTCATGATGTTCTTGAGTTAGCCAGAGATATTGAACTCGGTTCTCTTAAAAATCTTCTCGATGCTTTCAATATCTATCGTAAACTTATCAAGAACTGGAACGACAATATCAATCATATTGTTGAAGATGATTTGAAAGTTCTTGATAATATTTATTGGGACAGATTTAATGCTATTGAAGAAAATAAAGAAAGAACCAATACAACTGTCGACCTTTCCGGTATTTCTAAAGAAGATTTGGAAAAAGAACTTGCTCGTAGAGCCAATAAATGACAATCTGTTCGTACATATATTTCTACATGGATTTGTTGCCTTATTGTTCGTGAGAATAGTAATGCTCGTAAAACTTAATTTCTAAATGATTGACTTACTATTGCAGTTCGTGAGAATAGCAATAGTTCTATTTATTTTGTGCATTTAGTTAGATAGTGTTTGTTTTTATTAATGTTTGTCATAGTGCAGAAGCGTCTGCAATTTTAGTTATCTGTTTTATTAAACTTAATTATTTGTTTTGACAATGGTACGGTTCGTGAGAATAGTGCTATTATTCTTTCTCTAACTGATGATGGCGAATTGAAGCCGAAACAATGAAGCTTTCCATCCTCTACGGGGTGTGATTGCGGCTAAATAGGTTCTTGTTAATCTTTATTTAGTTCATTGTCTTAGAGTTTAAAAGGTTAGTTATAACAATGCTACTTGTGTTGAATGTAAATCTATGTTTACAAATCTGTTTTGTCATAGTGCCAGTACCGTTCGTGAGAATAGTGCTGGCTTTTTTGTTATTGCTAATTATTATTCACTTAATAAATATACTTATGGAACAAACTATTTTAAATCCCAAATTATTATTGACGGTAATAATGCTTTTGTCATTATGGCTGATAGCAGCTATCATTTCCATTAATGCGCTGTGGCGTAGAACTAATAAACTTCGTGATTATTGCGATGTTTTGTATAGCCGTGTTAATCTTCTTGATAAATGTCAAAAAGAAAACCATGACCTTATGATTAAAATTGTTGCTACTGCTCAAGATGTTAATGAAAATAATGCTAAAATTATTAAGCATAATAAAAGTCTTATTGAAGCTCTTGAACAAAAATCTAAATAACTATGGATAATATTGAAGAAATCATTGATGCTGATGTTAGAGAAAAAGCCGTTGAAGATATGGCTGCTTATAAAGTCGGCGATGTTGTTTGGATAATACCCGAAAAACGTTTTGGAATTGTCGAAGACCGTAGTCTTGCTAAAGATGCTGATAAAGTTCTTTATCGTGTTCGCATCGCTCCGGAGTTAGGGATATGTGGTATTTCGGAGAAGTTGCTAAGCAGACCGCTACATCTTCGTAGATAGGCTTCTTTTGCCCGTCATGCGATTTTCTATATCGAAATGATTAATCTATCGTTCTCGAATAAAAGTCGCATGGCGAGGCTGTAAATACGTTATTTTCTTATTATATAATAAAACTATTTTGCTATGATTAATTATACAAATCCAGATAGAGAACGTTTTGTTCATCTTGCTGCTATTGCTTTGTTTAATGTTCCTGCAAATGAAGAACTTACAGTTGTTGATATTATTGATAAACTGCGTTCTCATTATCAGATAATTGTTGCTGCTGATTATTATGCAAATCTTTGTTGTTATTATCCTTATATTCGTACTTTGCACTATGTACCAAAACGTATTGGCAATAAAGATTTAGCTAATCATCTTACCAAGATGCGACCTAATATTTGTGCTGTTCCATTTGACACTTTTGGCAAATGTATATTGCATGTTATATTTCTTGCTTTTGCTTATCTTGTTTATGCTAAAACTAATGATGATACTCTTTTGAATAAGATTCTTGATAATAATGCCAACGACATTTATGTTGTTAAACATTTTATGGATGTTGATGTTATATCTCTTAAGAATTTTATTTCTGCTGTTCTTACGCATGTAGATTTGCAACCGGCTATTGATGTTTATCTTAAATAACTTGCTACTATGTTTGGATTTAGTAACGATTGTAAGAAAGACATTAAGATTAACATTATGCTTAATGCTCTTATGGAAGATAACACCGATGATATAGAGAAAGTTGTTGCTTTCTTTCATGGTAATTTTGGTATTTGGTGTCATGCTGATAAAAAAGATAATTATTATAATCTTGTTATTCATATTTCAGGAGATAAAGAAACTGAGCATATAGTTGTTAATGGTATTTATTATATCACTAAACAAAATGCTTTAATAAATGGAGTTAAGATAATTCTTGCTTATATTTATTATCTCTGCGCTTTCAATCCTAATGATGCTTACAAAATTGTTGATAATAATTCTTTTTATGTTAAAACCATAAAATGTATTAAATGTGCAGCTAATAGCGTTAACGTTAGAATGAAAGATAGATTTGATAATTATCATCTTACTAAAATTGATTGTGATTTTCCTGCTCTTGTTGAATCTTTAAATTTTTAATATTATGATGAAACTATATTCCTCTACAAATGATGCGAGCGTTGTTATTATTGTTCTTGGTAAAACAGAAGAAAATTGCCAAAAAGCTGCTACTCGCTATTTTGTTAACAATCATATCAAAGGTGCTGCTGTTCCTATTGACCTTGTTAAGTCTACTTATTCTGTTGAAGAAGAATCTACTATTATTTCTTTTGACGTTCGTAAAGTATGAGGTGGCAAATAAAGTTCTGTATTAAAGCTGCAATTATAATTACTATTGTTCTTGTAGCTATTATTTGGAGTGCTGTTAGCATTGCCGTTCTACTTGCAGATAAGATGGCTTGATGTTGTTTGCATCCTCTACGGGGGAGTTAAATCGTGATACTATGAATATTGTTACTGATATTATTGTTATTCTTGTTTGTCTTAATATTTGTCTTGTAAACGAATATGTATTTCATAACAAATATGACACTCAAAGTATTTGGATTATTATTGCCGTAATTGCGGCTTATTTATTATTTATATATGTTTAATTTAACCAATGTAAAGTTATGGGAAAATACGACGAAGTTGGAGTTGTTAACGTTCTTAAAAGAATGTCTGGTATCAGCATTGATACTAATGTCAAAGTTATTACTATTACTAATGGTATTCCTCTTGGTAATAGTACTAACGGCAAACTGGATTTTCTTTGCAATTATTGCGGGTATAAGAAAATCTATAAAGATAATGTCCCACCCCGTAAAGGAGAAAAGAAAGATGATGTTGATGCCGCTGCTGATGTAAATATCAAGCATAAACCTAAAGACATTCTTGCTGCTAAAGTAAACAAGATTATGACTCGTAAACGTTAAAGTCATGGTTAAGTTTAATTTCTCTTTATCTGCGCTTCAACCTAAAAAGCGTTCTCCTGTTAAGAAAGATGATGTAATAGCAAGAGATGTAACAGGTAAAGTTATTACTGTTGATGGAGTTCTTAAATGCTATATCAATAATCCTTATCTTGGTCTTAATGGTTCTTATTTCTTTGACCCTGACAGTCATAAAACGTTCAAACGTAAAACTGTTTATTTTCGTGGTAAAGATAAATATGGACATCGTATTAAGATTATTCGAGATAAAGAAAGTCGAATTAGCATGAATAAGAAATTCTATTCTGCTATTGCTGACGGTCTTATTGTACGAGGTAATTTGATTAAGGATGCTCTTGGTATTATTCGTTTTCATGTTATTGTTCGTTACAATCCTTCTGATGTAAGAGAAATATCTGATGCTTATAAAGAATATGAAGAATATATTAATAAAGAAAAAGAAGTAAATACAGATAATGGAGTTTGTCCCAAGTAAAAGAAATCAAGAAACTGTTACTCTTAATAAAGGGCAACAAAAGGCTGTTGACGCTCTTATTGATTTTATCGCTTCTCCGTTTTCTAAAGGCAGTAATGTACAAGCTTTATGTGGAGCTGGTGGTGTTGGTAAGACTTTTGTTATGAAATATGTTATTGAACATTGTCGTTATACAAGGTCTATGATTATCTGCGCTGCGCCTACGCATAAAGCTTGTCGTGTTCTTGCTAATGCTACTAAAATGAAAGTTGATACTATTCAAAAACTATTTGGTTTTCGTCTTGATGTTGACATTGAAGATTTTGACCCAAACAATCCAGCTTTCAAACCTGTTGGTAGTGTTAAGTTTAATGGCGATACTACACGAATTCTTATAATTGATGAAAGTTCGATGCTTAATCGTGCTCTTGTTAATTATATACTTGCTTATTGTAGAAAACAAAAAATTAAGGTTATTTTTATTGGTGATGATAGCCAGCTTGCTCCTGTTAAAGAAACTGTTTCTTATGCTTTTAAAGTAGCGAGCAAAATTAATCGCCTTACTGAGATTGTTCGACAAGAAGATACTAATCCTATTCGAGAGCTTCTTGACATTCTTCGTATAGATATTAAGAATAGAAGTTATAATTTTCTTTCTTATATTTGTAATCATCGTAAGGATGTTGTTAACGGAAAAGGTTATATAGTTGTTGGTAATGCTGAATTTAAACAACTTATTAATCGTGGTTTCGTTGATAAAGATTTTGAAAAGGATGTAGATTTATATCGTCTTGTTGCTTATACAAACAAAGCTGTTACTGGTTGGAATAATCATATTAGGAATGTTACAATTAAAAATGCTGACAGGTCTATTCTTAATAATAATGATTTGATTATGAGTTATACTACAATAGTTGACGAGTTCAATGATATTATTATTAATAATAGCGAAGATTATATTATTCGTGATATTCTTAATTTTGTCGACCAAGATTACGGCTTCAAAGGTTTTATGGTTAAGTTCCAAGCTATTCATGGCGGTGGAATTACTAAACCTTTGTTTGTTATTGACCATAGAGATGCTTATACTTTTAATACTTATTGCCAAGAACTAAACTATCTTGTTGAAACTGCTAAAGCTGCTCAATCTTATGATAGAAGTTCTAAATGGAAAAAGTATTTTGAGTTTAAGCGTAAATATCTTCTTCTTTGTGATGTTCGAGATACTCTTGGACGTATTATGTTTACTCGTGATATTGATTACGGTTTTGCTCTAACCAGTCATAAAGCACAAGGTAGTACATACAAGAATGTATTCGTTGATATAAATGATATGGTATTTGATAAGAATGGACATCCTTATACAAATGCCGATGATTTGCTTCGACGTCTTTATGTTGCTTGTTCTCGTGCTTCTGATTTTTTAGTTTTAAACTATGGCTAAAAAGAAAGTTCAAATAGATAAAGCTTCTGATTTTGGCAAATATATTGGCAAGACTTGTATTACACATCATACATATAAAGGTATTATTGTTGGTTATACAGTTGTTTTTAATCTTTTTATTATTGGTCTATTAGAAGAAACCGAATATTCTTGGAATATGATTCAAGACGAACATCTAAATTACGATATTATTGAAAGTGATGATGTTGTTCTTGTTCATTCTCCAATATTTAAAGGTTATTGCTATGATAGATGTGTTATAATAGAAGAATGATTTTCTATATGACTGTCGATACGTGTGCCTATTGTGCTTCTTGTCCTAATCGGTTATTCAATGCTGGTCGTAATATTGAAGTAGGAATTGGTTGTATTACTTCTGATACTGTTCTTGTTATTCCTCGTGCTTATGGCAAGGAAAATAGAGATAGATTCATTGGTATATTAAAAGCTATGTGGCTTGATATAACTAATTACGAACTACTTGAACAATGTTATGTTACTTATGATATTAAATGTCCTCGGTATCCGTCTTATAACGTTACTAAAGATGCTAATATTCATTGTAATCGAATTATGTGTCAAGAACTTGCTTCTATTAAATATAAGTTTATGATAATCTTTGGACGTGCTTGGAATACTGTTCTTCCTGGAAATGATAGTTTTAAAAGCTTTTATTCTAATGGTTATCATATTCTTTATATCCCTCTCAATTTAACCAAACTTGGTGACGCCGAGCATATTAAAGCTGTAAAAAGCAAACTTGCTAAAGCTATTCAACATTTTAATAAATATAGATATATGAGAACTTAACGTTATGCTCCGAATAGAATGTTTCGATGTCGAAGTACTTCCTAATTTCTTTTCTATTACTTTTGTTGATTTGGCTGACTATCTTAAAACTTTTGAAGATTGTGTTAATGATAAAGGAAAGAAAATTCCTCTTATTCAGAAACTAACAGTTGGAGCTATTAAAGATAGGCTTAGTCGAATTAAAAACAAAAAGTTTTACATTACTGCCACTGATGATAGTCAACTATTTACTATGGTTGATTATATTTATAAATTTGCTGTTGACAGTAATGGTTTTCCTGCTCGTACAGACTTATATGGATACAATAGTAAAAGTTATGACAATCTTATGGTTGCTGCTTTTCTTATGTATTTTAATCAGTTTGATACTACCAAAGAACTTATAACTAAACTTTATCAAACAAGTAAACGTATTATTGAACTTCAGAATGATAAGGAAGCTGGTAAAAATGATTTCTTTCTTCGTAGTCTTAATAAGTTTAAACTTCCTTTTGTTGGAGTTGATGTTATGAAAATCTTTGCTCTTAACAAAGCTGGTTCATATAACGATAGTCAAACAGGAGAAAAGAAATATATTCCTAAAGGTCTTAAACAAACTTCTATTAATCTTCAATGGTATGAACTTCTTGAATATGAACTTCCGCCTATAAATGAGAAAGAAGCAGAATATTATCGTAAAGATGTAAAATACAAAGGATATAGTCTTGAAGAACTTAATAACACTATTGATAAGTGGGATAGGTATATTCTTGATGAATATATTCCTGATATGCTTCATTACAATCTTAACGATGTTTTTATTGTTGCTGAAATAGTTCGTCTTAAACCTGATGAAATTAAATCTCGTTATGCTGTTAGCGCAAGTTACGAAGTAGATGTGCTTAATAGTAGCCGTAGTAATATGGCTGATGTTCTTTTTCAGAAATTCTATACTAAATTTAGTGGTATTCCTTATGACCGTTGGAAAGACGGAAGAACCGAACGTAAAGCCATGAGTATTGGTAAGATTATTTTTGATTGTGTTAGATTTAAAAATCCTCAACTTCAAGAATTACTTGCTAAACTTAGAAAGACTGTTGTTTATCGAGTTAATAAAGATTCTCTTCAAGAAGAGATTGTTATTGGTAAAACGGTTTATAATTTGGCTACGGGTGGTCTTCATAGCAAAGATATTCCTATGGAAATATGGAGCACTACTGAATGGAATGGAGTTTATCGTTCCTCTACGGGGGAGATAATTGATAAATCGGCTATTGGTAATACTCGTAAGTTTACTATTAAACATGCGGACGTAAGTGACGAAGCGTCCTAATCTCGTTAACTGCTGGAAACTCGTGAAGTTAATAACGCTACAACATAAGATGAAAATCTAAGTGTGAATGCTTGAAAAGTTATTAATATATGACAATCAGCAACCAAGACTGCTCATTTTGATGTGAATCAAGATAACAGTAAGGCTCATCGACTATCCCTTAATGGGAGTACATGATATTAATATATTGTGGAAACGCGAGAAATCTTGATTTTTATTGCATATTGAAAAATAAGATATTATCTTTACCATATCAATTTTAAATATAATATTGTTATGGTTAAATTTAATTTTACTTTATCGGCTGTTAATGGAGAAAAGAAAACAGCTAAACAAGTTTATGGAGTTGTTCGTAGAAACGCTCATGTTCCTTATGGCGATTTTGCTAAATTTAAAGACATTGTTGGTGTTTATTACATTAAATGTAAAACTACTAATAAACAATATGTTGGTAGTACTACTAATGTTGCCGAACGTATTGGTAAACATTTTAGTGAATTGTTTAATAATAAACATACCAATAAACGTCTTCAAAAAGATTTTAATGATTATGGATATAACGATTTTTGTTTTGACATTTATCTTATTTGTACTAAAGATGCTCTTTTACAAGAAGAAAAACGTATTCAAATAGAAATTGGTATTAATAATCTTTACAATCTTAAAATTAGCGGTTATTATATGGACGAAGAGCTTCGCAAACAATGCGCTAATACAGATAAAAGTTCACATAAAACCAAAGAATTTAGAGAAAAAATGAGTAAACTTAAATCTAATTATATTACTCAATATGACCTTAATGGTAACTCTATTGCTATTTGGAATAGTGTTAATGAAATTGTAGATAAACTTGGTTATACAGCAAGTGTTATTAGATGCGGCTGCAATGGTAGTAAAAAACATCCTTATGGGTTTTACTGGCGTTATACTGATTCTAAAGGAAATCCACTTGCTAATGGATATGGCAATAAACAAGATTAAGATATAGTCAGTCTTTTTCCGAAAGGTAAAAGGTATTGTTCGTCCTATTACCCTTCTATTATGGCTTTTTATGGAGTAGCACCTGCTCACATGGTTAAGAGTGCTTTTCGTAATCTTATCCAATGGATGAAAGATACTCGTGTTACAGTTAAACATTCTGATGAAGCTGTTGTAGATGGTATTCCCCGTGACGTTCTTGCTCTTGTTCTTAAGATAGTTATCAATTCTATATATGGTAAATTTGGTTTTGAAAATGGGCCTCTATATGACCGTCTTGCTACTCTTCAAGTAACGATAAACGGACAGCTAATGCTATTGATGTTATGCGAAGAGCTTGAAGCTAATGGTATTCCTATCATTTCTGCTAATACAGATGGTCTTATGGTTAAGGTTTATGAAGATAAAGAAGAAGATTTTAATCGTATTGTAGATTGGTGGCAAAAGACTACGGGTATGAGTATGGATGCTGATGTTCTTCATTGTCTTATAGCTCGTGATGTGAATAATTATATTGCTCAATTTCGAGTTAAAGATAAGAAAACTGGCAAGCTTAAACTTGAAGATGAACTTAAAGGAACGTTTAATCCTCTTATGTATCTTAATGACCTTCAAAAAGGTTATAGTATGCCTATTGTTAGTAAAGCTGTTTATGATTATTTTATTAATCATATTCCTGTTATGGATACGCTTAAAGCAGCTACTAACATTCTCGATTTTTGTGCTACTCAAAACATCGGGAAACAGTTCCATGTTGAAGAAACTAAAGTTGTTGATGGACAATATACCGTTCATGTTTCTCAACGTTATGTTCGTTTTTATGTTGCCAATAACGGTTACATGATTGAGAAAGTTCATAATATTAGTGGTGCTCGGCAACGTATGGCTGCTGGAGTTCAAGTTAAAGTTTGTAACAGTCTTGATGATGTTGATATTGCTCTTCGTGATATTAATTATAAATATTATTATGATGAAGCATATAAGATTATCAATCCTGTAAAGCTTGGTATATCTCCTAAGGGCAAAGGTAAAACTAAGATTAAGAAAAAAGCTGGAATGTATAATTCTCTCTTTGATGAAGATGACTATGAAGATACCTAATAATTATTATGATATTGCTACTCGTTGGGTTAGTGAATTTAATGCCAATGGAACTTATATTTATACTCTTAACGAGGACATAACTCTTCTTTGTCTTGAGATTTGTCAAAGAAGTATTGCTAAAAATCCTGCTACTAAAATTATTATTGTTGTTGATTGTTATGCTACTCGTTCTGCGGTAGTTAATACTCTTAATAAGAATAATATTCCTACTACTAATTATACTGCTTTAAGTGTCGATTATATTCGACATGATGTTAACTATCGTTACAATATTGCTATTTATGTAAATCTTAAAACTATTGCTGGTGTTCGTGCTGTTGCATCTCGAACAAAGTATGGTTTATTTATTATGAATAACGCTATTGGTAATGATAAATATTCTGCTGCCGATAAAGCTGAAATTTATAAGCTTTTTCCGCCAATGAATAGTGCTAAGATTACAGATATTACATCTGTTATCTCCCCCGTAGAGGAACATCGTATCATGCTTGATTTTACTAAAGCTGGTGATAAAGAGAAGTATGAGGAATATACTGATTATATTACTGGCTGTATTAATATCTTTGGTAGTTTTGAAACTATGGAGTTTGCTCGTAATGGTAACAAATATACCGGAGAAAGTGCTGAACAAGTTCGTCTTGGTATTGCTGCTTATAATGGTTGGAGTGATAAACTCGACCCAAATAATCCTTTTGATAAAGAAGTTGATTCCTATTTTAATCCTACTTCTCTTGAAGAACGAGCTAATACAGCTTATAATATCATGCGAGAACGAAAGAATCTTCTTACCGATAATTATAGTAAATTTGATGCTATTTTAGATTTGCTTAATAATCAGCTTAAAGGTAAGAAAGTTCTTATTGTTTCTAAGCGTGGAGAATTTGCTGCTGCTATAACTGAATGTCTTCTTGAGAACGGTATTGCTTGTGGTGATTATCACGATGCTGCTGCTCCTAAAGCTATTATTGACGAAAGAACTGGTGATTATGTACGTTATAAATCTGGAAACAATAAAGGTGAAATTCGTCTTTATAAAGCTCAAGCTCTTTCTAATCTTAATGTTGAGCGTTTTAATCTTGACGCCAATTCGTGCGATTTAAGCGACTTTCAGAAGTCCACCTTATTATATGTATTGAGTATGAAAAATCGTTCCTATACGGGGCTGGAATGCAGCGTTGACGCCGTTATTTTCACTACCCCATTCAACGATACTATTGACGAGTTTCGTTATCGTTATAACGGTGTTCATTTTAATGCAGATAAGGCTGTATTTTATAAATTGTATCTTGCTGGCACGATTGAGGAAAAAGAACTGAACAAGGAGAAAAACAGCCCGATGCACGAAATTGTTAAAAATGATAATCAACAAAATTTTTTCGTTGCTGATGATTGTTAGTTTAAAGATAATATCTATCTTTGTCAATGTAATCAAGAACAAAAAGTTAGGTCTTTGAAATAATGGAGAATAAAGAAACGAATGAACGACAAGAAGTAGTTGCAGATGTTGTTCCTACTGCAACTAAAGATGAAAATCTTCCTGTTAATCATGCTCGTGGTTTTAGTTCTATTAATCTTTTTGATGCCAAGCAACAAGCTGCCGCTGAAATGCTTATCACTAAGATTATGAGAAGCGAAAAAGGTGGTGTTAAGTCTGTCAATGACGGTCTTGCTATCCTTATGCGGGCACAAGATTTAGGTCTTCCATTTAGTACTTGTATTGAACATATTCATGTTATTAATGGTAAGACTGGGACTGATATTCATATTATTAAAGCATTATTGTCAAGGGCAGGAGTAACTTGGGAACTTATCAAAGATTATACTCCTCAGTATGAATATACTGATGGCTTTAATGTTTATGCTGAAAATCTTCTTCCAGAGTTTTGTATTAAAGCTACAAATGCTGATGAAGCTACCAAGAAAGCAGAAGCTGATACTGAACATGTATATGTTTATCCCGTTAAGTGGTATCAAGATTTTAATGGGAATACTTATCGTGAATATCAGCTTACTGAACATCATCAAGTAGCCGTTAATCAGAAACATGCTAATAATATTATTGCTCAAAAGAAGATACCTATAACTCGTATTCCGGCTAAGCCTATTGACTTTGTTACGGAGTATGACCTTTGCCGCATCGTTAATGGTAAAGAAGTTCACGCTATTGGACATTTTTCTTATTTAGAAGCTCAAGCAGCAGGTATGTTTACGAAAGATACATATCAAAAATATGCTCGTATCCTTATTGGACATCGTGCTTTTACTTATGCCGCTCGCGATATTGCTTCGGATATTCTTTTCGGAGTTATGGAAACTTCTGAATTGAAAATTGTTAGTGGTCGTGAACTTAACGATGCAGATATTATCGACATTAGTGCTGAAAGTGTCGATTAATTTATTGATTACCTTTTCTTTTATTATATTGTTTAACATTTTAAAAAACGTATTTGTATGAAAACTTTTGCAAATGGTAAATTGAGTTTTGGTCTTGGTGCAGTTAACGTTGCTAAACGTGGTGTTGTTAGTGAACCTGAATTAGTTATCAATCCGACAGTTGGTGCATTCCGTATTACACCGCCCGTATCTCGTGCTTTGGGTCTGGCTAACGGTGACTATGTAATGTTTATCTCTACTGTTGCCGAAGTTGACAAGGCTATTGCGGAACGTAATCCGGAACTTGTTGCTTTGTGTGCAGAAAACGGTATTGATATTAATACTCCTGAGGGTGTTGCCGCTATCCATGCTGAATTTGACGAATGGGGTATTGCTAAGGGCGTTCAACTGTTTGACGCTAAGGGTAACCCTGTAATGTGTAAAGAACGCATGACTGCTGCCGACAAGCTGCTTTATGTTAAGAATAACTTTGCAGCTATTCTTGAAAGTGCTATTCAGAATGGCGACCCCGATTTTGCCGCTTCTCTGCAAGCCGAGGGAATTACAGAAGAACAGCAAATCGCAATGCTGGCTAAGACTATTGATGCCGATGAAGTTGAAAAGTATTCTGGTGCCAAATGTGCCAATTCTTCTAACTTGTCCGGTACTGGCGTAGCTCTGACTTTCTCTGATGCTGCTGTTTGGGCTACACTGAAAGCTGATTTGGGCGAAGCTGCTAAGACTGTTAATCGTACTTTTGAAGTAGATGTAACTGAACTTCGTACTGGTATCTACCATGACGGTTGCAAGAACGTTGAAGTTAAGGTTGCAATGCTTGGTAACTTCAAAGACGAAACTCCGACCCGTGGTCGCAATGTAGACGCTTCTAAGAAAGAAGCTGCTGCCGACGAAGCTGCTGCTGAATAATTCTCCGTTATTTAGATAACTGATATAAAAGGCGTACATGATACTATTGTTGATTGTACGCCTTTTTATTTGTCTTTATTTTATTAACCATTTAAACGTTTAAATTATGCCAACTACAAAAATGGCTGCTAATGCGCAAGCAGCCGAAGTAGAAAATGTTGCTGCTGATGCAGCTGTTAAAGAAACTAAAGTGGAAAATCAACCAGCAAGTGAAGCTCCTAAGAAACATCGTCGTGGTCTTTCTGAAAGTCGTGGTACTGCTCGTCTTAAATTTGACGAACGTGACATTGACCAAGCTACTCATCTTTTCAAAGGTCATCTTGAAACGGTTGAACTTGCTTGGGCTACTGAGAAAGAAGATAGCGGTCGTGCTTCCTTTGCAGGTCTTTCTGTTCCAAGTTTGGTATTTACTTTCGCAAGTAATGCTAAAGATGTAATTGCTCGTAAGTATGTTACTCTTCGTTTCTCTCCTGTTGAAAGTAACGCTCTTACTATTCCTGGTGCTGCCGATGAATGGAAAGTTAATCAAGTCTTTGATTATCTGAAACACATTCTGAACGTATTCGTTCTCAAAGGTAAGCCTATGCCGGAAGAAATGGCTGATGCTCTTGAACTTCCTTACGAAGACTTTAACGAGCAAATGGAATATGTTCCTGTTGAACCCGAAGAAGTTCTGGCTGGTTGGAGAGTTCTGTTTGAGAATTTCATTGCTATTATGGAAAACAATGGCAAGCCTGTTTACAAAACCGCTGCTGGTTCTTATATTCCTCTTTGGATGAAGCTGCTTCGCTTTACTAAAGTTAAGAATGCTTGGAAACCTATTGTAAGTGGTAACGGTGCTGGCGATTTCGGTTTCAACGGTTTTGTTGGTGAAGGTGTTATTGAAATCTTCGACCAAACTAAAGCTCCAGTTCTCCATGTTGACCCGACTAAAGAAAGCTTGATTTATCGTGAAACCGCTAAAGCTCCGATTGCTCCTGCGATTCCAGGCGCTCCTGCTGCTGGTGGTGTTTACAATCCGCAAGTACCTGCCGGTGCTCCAGTAGGCGGTTATGGTGCAGCTCCTATGCTTGCTTCTCCTGCCGCTGCTACTAATCCTGCTGATGATTTGCCGTTCTAAGCTGCTATTATTGGCGAAAAATAAGTAGTAAATAAATTTGGCTGTAAGGCTGTGAATTGCTATATTGGCGGTTCACAGCCTTTTTATTTTACTACTATCGACAATGACAATATGAGAAGAACTATTAATAATGGTACGCTTACTAAAGACTTTATATTTTCCAAAGTTAGTCAAGTTACAATTTTTTCCGTATATTCAGGTGTAAGTGATTATGTTATCCAGCACTGTATTGATACTGGCAATCTTATTTCCAGTCCTTTTAGAACTGACGAACATCCAAGTTTTGGTTTTCGTTATAACAATAAAGGTGTTCTTAAAGGCAGAGATTTTGCTGGTTATTTTTGGGGAGATTGTCTTGATGCCGCTGCGTATGTTCTGTCTGGTATTGTCAAACGAAACATAGACATTAATAACAAACCTGATTTTCTTTTCGTTCTCCGTCATATAGTTTATACTTTTCGTGATATTATTTACGGTAAAGAAAAAGATGCCAACGTTGATGCACAAATAGCTGTTTCTCTTCAAGAAATTCGTAACCGTAAATCGGTTATTGAAATTGCTCCTCGTCCTTGGAATAAATTGGATAAAGCATATTGGGAACAGTTTGGTATTAGTCTTAATCATCTTAACACTCATTTCGTTTATCCTATTGAGCAATATTATATTAATCGTTATTCTAATCCTGAGCCTAAGTATTATTATGATAAGAAAGACCCTTGTTATGCTTATGTTCTTGGACAAGATAAACATGGTATATATAATGTTAAGCTTTATTTTCCTAAACGAAAGAAAGGTGATGTTAGATTTATTACTAATTGTAATCATATTGAAGGTGTACTTAATCTTGAACGTAATGATTATGATATAGTTGTTATAACTAAATCCACTAAAGATAGACTTGCTATTGAGAACCATTTCTATGTTTCCAATCCTCTACGGGGGGTGGAAGCGGCTGACTTGAAGATTGGTGTTCTTAATCTTCCTCATGAAACTTATCGTCTTAAACAAAAAGAATATGATTTTATTAGAGAAAAGCTTGCCGTTGGCGGTAGTATTATTTCTCTTATGGATAATGATATGACAGGTTATCGTGAAGCTATTTGGCTTCGTGATGCTTATGATATTGTTCCAGTTCTTATTCCTAAAGAATATGACGTTAAAGATTTTAGTGAATTGAAGAAAGAATATTCAAACGAAATAGTTAATCGGCTTATTGTTGATGTTTATAATTATCTAACTAATAATAGTGAAGACAATGGAGAAGACAGTGAACTTACTTGGAATACGGGAGAAAGCAATACTCTGCCGTATTAGGGACATGTACGAAAAGGTCGTAATGATGATTCCAATTACTAAAGAACAAGAAGATACTCTTGAACGTACTGAACGACTTAATCTTGGTGAGAAATTTAATAATCTTGAGGTTAATCGTAAAAGTGTTATTTGCTATGGCGAAGTAGACATTGATAATCCTCAAGATGCTTATGCTATCAAGAAATTTGATTTGCTTGGACATGGAGAAAGTGATAACTTTGTTCATTCTAATTTTGATTATGAGAAAGGTTGTTTTACTACAATTGACGGTTATGCTAAAGGAGCGCCAACTTCTGATGCTATTCTTTGGTATCGTTACAATTATGTTCTTATTGGTAAGCCTAAACGCGTATTGATATTCAAGATAAACAAATCAGACTTATAGTTATGAGTATTAATTTTGAACCCGATATTTATGATACGAATTGGGCGAATTATGAAATACAAACTAAAGGGCATATTCGTGCTCTTGATGATTTACTTCATAGTCTTGATTGTTCTCGTTATATTGAGGGAGTTGGTTATCCGATTAATATAAATCATTATGCTTATGCCCGATATAGTTGGGAATATAATTACATTATAGAACATGGAATTGATAACGGAATACTATCTGATGAACAATGTCAAATATACCGAGAAAGATTTGATGCTCTTGATAGGAAAAATGAAGTGTTCGCAGCAGAACATCCTGAAATCGGTAACTATAAAAAGAGTAAAGGTGCTAAAAGTAAAAAAGATAAAGCCGATGTTGTCGAACGTAAACCTCGTACTCGAAGAGTTGCTACAAAAGACATGTTTAGCGGAAAAGTTAGTACAGAAACTCTATCCGAAGACGGTAGCCTAAAGAAAACTGCTGCCGATAGACGATTAGATGCTCTTAATTCTCGTGCTGTTAAATTTAGTTTTGGTACATTTAAACCTAAAGATAAATGAAGATATGGTTATATAGAAAGAATAATGCTGAACAGCCTTATCGCTGGAGTGCTGAACTTAATGCTAATAAAACTTATATAACTGTTCAGTATGGTATTGTTGGTAAAGCAACTTATACTGATAGTTATAAAGTTACTCAAAAAGATGCTGATAAAGAGCTTCTTTCTCGTTATAACGAAAAGAGGAAACAAGGTTATGTAAGTATTGACGACATTAAAGATAACGCGCAATTACCCCCCGTAGAGGATGAACAAGCTCTCTATGCTTATCTTGTTGCTTATCTTCCCTCTTATCGTAATAATCAGAATAATGGAAATATTCTTCCTATGCTTGCTAAGACTTATACTGGCAATATTTGGAAGAAGACTTCTTGCATGCTTGGTCAATGGAAGATTAATGGTCTTCGTTGTTTTATTACTGCTTATAAAGGAGATACTATTTTTAATTCTGTTAGACTTAAATTTCAAAGTAGAGAGGGTATTGTTTGGAATACTTTAACTACTCTTGAAAATTATTTGTTTGATTCTTTACCTGCTAATATTATTCAAGCTATGCTTGATTATGGTTGGGCACTTGACGGAGAGATTTATCTTCCGGGTTATAACGTTAATGAGATTAATCATTTCGTTAAAGACCCTGCTGATTATCATAATAAGCTTCTTCAATTTTGGTGTTATGATATTGCTATTCCAGAAATGGTTCAGCATAAACGAGATAGAATACGTCTTGATATAAAGCCTTATACTATCTTTGATGATAAAGTCAAACATCTTAATAATAAAGAACAACTTATTATTCTTCCTACTTATGATATTTGTAACGACAATGATGCGTATGCTTGGAGAGATAAATTTATTGATTTAGGTTTTGAGGGACTTATACTTCGTAATCCTGATGTTGATTATCAATACGGTCGTCGTCGTGTTGGCTATATGGAAAAGTTTAAAGCTAAGACTGACGGTAAGTTTGAAATTGTTGATATTCAGCCTGAACGTAAACGCAATCTTCCTATTATTACTTGTCGTAATGATATTAACGATTCTACTTTTGAAACTCGTTTTAGTATGCCTCACGACAAGCAAGAATATATTCTTAATCATAAAGAAGATTATATTGGTAAGTTTGTGTTTATTTCTTATGGCGAACGAAGTGGTGTCGAGAAAGTTCCTTTTCACATTAAAGAAGTTAGTTTGATTTAATGCCAAAGTTTAATTTTAGTAAAGTTACAAAGCCGATAGAAAAGATAGAAGAAGTTACTAAAGAAGTTAATGATACTGCTGATAATAAAGTTAATAGTATTCTTTATGATTATCATGTTATTACTTCTAAGAAAGTAGATAAGACTAAAACTTATTATGATGCTTTCTTTAAATCTCTTATTCTATTTACTTATTTTGAAGCTAAATCTTATAACATTCTTCAACGTTGGGACGCTGATAGTAGAACTACACAATTCTTTGTAGCTCTTTATGCTGATGAAGTTGAAGACGCTGTTAAAATCAAGCGAGATTATACCGGTGGATATAAGATTTATACTTATAATATTATCCCTTCTGTTAATAAGAATTATAATGTAAATTGTATTCTTGTTGAAAAACGAGATAATCCTAAAGCTGTTATTTATCGTATTCGATAAGCTAATATTAAGGCTGGTGATGACAATGAACTTGTTGTTGCCAGCCTTTTTATTTGCCATATATCTGCTTTCAACCAAACTAAAACGACATAAAACACAGCCGTAAACCTACTTCTTTTTGGCTACATTCAATTATCTATACCAAGATGATTAATCGTATTGCTTTCAAGAAACGTCCAACAGCGAGCCTTAAAATGCGTCATTCAGAAAATGAAAAAAAATTAATAGTTTTTTCTTCGTTTAAGTATTATTCGTATATTTGCTGCAAATATTAATGATATGATAAATTTTAGTAAACATAATCTTATTGGTTTTGCTGGAACTATTGGTTCTGGTAAAGATACTGCTGCTGAAATTCTTAATTACCAACGTCTACAAGGTACTTATGCTACTTATAAGGCTTGGAAAGAATTACATGATGCTAATTATCGTCCTGCTGATTTTCCTGTTGTTCATTTTAGTGATGCTAATAAAGAAGTTATTTCTATTGTTTTTAATATTCCTTTGGAAGATTTAAATAATAGAGATAAGAAAGATAATGGTGTTTATTGTTTTGATACAAGAAAAATCATTGATTTTAATATTGCTGTTAGAAAAGATTATAATATTATTGATTTTAACGATTTTGTTGCTTATGGTATTCCTCTAAATACTACTCGTGTTTGTGTCAAAGTTCGTCATTTAATGCAAGCTATTGGAACAAATCTGTTTCGTAATAATCTTAGTCAAAACATTTGGGTTGATAATACCATGTTTCGTGCTAATGCTTGTATTAATCGTAATGGACTTTGTTTTATTCCTGATGTTCGTTTTCAAAACGAAGTTGATGCTATTTTAAATAAAGGTGGAGTTGTTTATCGTATTAATAGATTTGAACCTAAAGATAATAAACCTGTTCATGAAAGCGAAAGAGTTGATGCTCTTGAAGGTTGTATTGATATTGATAATAAAACTACTCTTCTTTCTCTTTATTACAAGATATATGACGTTATGCGAAAGCAATTGATTTAACCATCCTCTACGGGGGAGATACATAGATATAATTATGAATATTGTTAAACCCTATATTGAGCTTTGGCACCAAGACGCTGATTGGATTCATCATGTTGCTAAATGTGCTCGAATTTGTTATGCTTCTGACGGAAGCAATGATGTAAAACTTGTTGATAATCTACTAAAGCTTGGACATCTTAGTATGTTTAGACATCGTTCTATTTATTATATTATTCCTAAAGATAATAAATATATAGAACTTGTCACAAGACTTGAATTTTGTCCTTATGTTGAATATCTTATTGGTAGTGAAGTTATTTATTTAGCTACTAATGGTCATTTTTATATTGAACATAAAGATAATATTCTTAAAACTTTTGAACCATTTATTGTTACTGCTGAAGAATTTATTAATTGGGAACTTGGTTGGCGACTTATGAGATATACTTTTAAAGTTACTACTCAAATTAGTACTTCTCGTGAACTTAACCGTGTTAGTCCTAATAATATTGCTGAACAATCTACTCGTTATGTTTATGAAAACGGTACTATTTGTTGTCCTCATTGGATGAATGATTATTCTATTAGCAAAACCATTAATGGTAAATATCTTTGTTATAAAAATGATGAAGAAGACAAAGGTGTTGTTCTTGATTATATACAAGGTTGTGACGAACAATTTAATAGATATAAACGTCTTGTAGATAATGGTATGCAACGTCAAGATGCTCGTGGAGTTCTTCCTCTCGATACTGCTACTATTTGTGCTTATACATATTCCGTATCTCAATGGCGTGATATTATTGATTTACGTTATCACGGTAAGACTGGTGCTCCTCATCCAAATGCCAAGATTATTGCTGGTATGATACGTGAAGAACTTATTAAATTTGGATATGATTTTTAACTAATTAATTGATACAACTATGAATATTTTTAGTAGACTTTTTGGACTTGGTAAAAAAGATAAAAGAAATTATGAGGATAAAACTCCTTATAAAGTTCAAATTATGAGAAACGCTCTTGTTAGACATGAAGTTGAATTTGGTAATTACGTTTATTCTGTTTATGTACCTGCTCGTCTTGTTAAAAATTATCAAGCTGTTCTTGTAAAGAAAGCAAAGAAAGCTGTTCTTACTCCTCTTGAAAAGACTTATCTTACTGGTTATCTTAATCCCGCTTATCGTTATGCAACCGAACCTCGTAAAAGAAAATAAGTTATGAAAGAAAGTCTTTTTGTAATTGATTCTCAATTAGAATCTATTATTGACGAAATAATTGAAAATGGTGGTGAAATTACTCCTGAACTTGAAGAACAGCTTACGATTACTCAAGATAATCTTAATAAAAAACTTGATAATTATCGTAAGCTATTTACAATAATTGAAAATCGTGCACTTGCTTGTAAGACTGAAAAACAACGTATTGAAGTTCTTCAGAAATCTCGTGAGCGTGCCGCTAAGAAGCTTAAAGATGCTATGCTCGAAGCTGTTCTTAAATGGGGTAATTCTAATAAGAGTGGCAATAAAGTTATTGAGTTAGATGATGCTAAACTTATGACTCGTGCTACTACTGTTTGTGAAACTAATGCTCCTTTAGTACTTAGTTTAATTGATGCCGTTCTTGAACGTTATCGTGAACTTTGGAATGTTGATATGCTTCAACCAGATGCTGATGAAGCTAATAATATTGACCCCGAAGGTTTTGTTCAAACTGTAAATGCTAATTTTACTGCTGAAAATCCTGATGCTGCTGAAACTATTGAAGAAAGAAATGATTCTTTGTTTACTGTTGCAGACCTTGAAGCTACTAAAGTTAAATTTGAAATTGAACTTAATCTTCTTGACCTTTGTAAAAAAGTAAATTGGGATGTTCTTAATATGTTCTTTAATCATGAACATGAAGCGAATCGTGTTGCTGCTTCTTCTACTTCTGATTATAAGCAATATATTACTTCTCGTGAAACTGCTCTTACTGTTGCTGAACTTTGTCAAAGTCAATCTTTAACTATTAAATGATAAAGTTATGTTTGACGTTATAGATAAACTTGAAGAGGTTATTGAATATATTCGTGATACTCGTGGCATTAATGACCGTGACCGTATTATTGATATTATAGAAGACTTGTTAAAAGAAATCTGATTATGGCTTATAGTATTAAAGGACTTCCTTGGCAATATAAAGGTAGCAAAGATGTTACTCAATGCAGAACTTCTGCTCAAGTAATTGAAGCTGCTCAGCTTAATTGGGAAGTAA